GGGTACCCCGTGAAATGCAGTCCATCTACGGGGCAATGGAGGTTAAGGTCCCAGTCATCTATGAGGAACTGTGTGAATACCCTTATCTCCAGTTCTCAAATGAGTATCACGTTTCCACAGTCCGGGATAAGGTTAAGAAGCGGGCATTCAAGGACCCTAACTACTACAAAAAGATTAAGGGTGGGAGTCACGGTAACGGGCAGGACGTGTACGAGCGTACAGCCCGCATATCAGTTAAACAGGGCATATCCTTCCGGTCTGCTGGTGGGGATGCTTATGCTCATCTCGTAACTACCCAGAGAACATGGATGCGGCCCACTGTGTTCCTTGAGGATGAGATAGAGGAACAGTACCGGGATCAGCTTATGACCCTATTTGTCAAAGGGTTGTATGTTGAGGTGGATAACGGGGTCTACACAGGGTCCCGCAATGCCACTATGGATGATGAGTGGACCGTCGAGAACATCATGGAAGGGGATGGGTCCTTCCGTAATGGTAAGGGCACCTGTCTCATATCTCTACAAGAACGGGCTAACGACATTATCAATGTGACCCAGGACGTGTATGAGAAGACTCAACCTGCATCCCACTGGGATGATAAGGTGTTTGACCTTGACGGGATGAAGCGTCAACGGTCTATGCCGGGTGCCCGGTATGGCATCAATCAGGGGGAGCTACAGGCTGGGGATAGCATGTCGAATCACGTATTCTTTGAGCCTGCTGCCTCAGTTAGTGCTGACATGCTCCAGTACCTTAAGGAACTGATGACAGACATCCCCGAGTTCCTGACGGGTATCTCCGCTATCTTGTTTGGCTCTGACTCCGGTGGAGATAAGAGTGGTAAGGCTCTATCTATTCAGCAGGCTGCTGCTATGGGCCGCATCGGGCTGCCCTTCCGGGTTATGAAGCGGTTCTACGCGGGGATGATGGAGCAAGCTGTCCGCTGTGGCGCTCGTAATCGTAAGGAAGATTATGTGAAGGGTATCCCGGATCAGAATGGGAACATTGAGACTGTTGCTGTCCGTGTTGGGGACCTTGACGGTAACATGCGCTGCTTCCCCAGTCAGGATGAGAACTATCCTGAGAGCTGGACATCCAAACGGGCAACCTATATGCAGTTGCTTCAGGAAGGGAATACCGACCCGACCATGAAGGCCATTCTCGCCAACCCCGAGAATCAGAATCTCGCTAAGAGACTGATTGGGTTGGATGAGTTGACTATCCCGGATGCGGCTAGCTGGGATAAGCAGATGGTTGAGATTGCCTATATGTTGCAGGAACCTCCCAAGCCTCCACAAGTGGCTCAGGTTCCTAACCCATTGCAGCCCCAGACTATCGAGACTATCCAGATTCCACCCCAGAGCACCATGCCGATTGACCCGGACTATGATAACCACACGGCTGAGTTCTTGACGGTGACTATCTGGGTCAACAGTAAGAAGGGTCAGACAGCTAAGAAGGACAATCCCCAAGGGTTTATGAATGTGAGATTGCATGGGTTGCTGCACAAAGCTGAGATAATGAAGGCTATGGCTCAGCAAGCAGCAGCCCAAGCACCACCTCCACCCCCGGCTCATCCGGGCGGTGCGACTGCCCCACATCATGGGGCACCCGCTGCGGGAGCACAGCCACCTAAAGGCAGTGCTCCCCCGGCTACTGGCGCACCCGGCCAGATGTAATGATTACACGATCTTTGAGTCATCCGGGAACGGAACCCGGCCTGTAAAACAGGGAAGCCGAGACTCACAGGAGGCAGTAAATGTCAGTCACAGGAACAACCTCATTAGCTGGGGCAGCCCCAAGTGGGGGGGCGACAGAGGTACTTGACCCCAACGTTGAGCTGGAATCAGTAGAGTCCCCATCTACTGAAGTTCAGGAAGATGAAGCACCCCCTACTACGGAGACTGCTGAAAGTGGGCAGCCTGAAGGTGGTAGGACTAAGCCAGAAGGGGAAGTACGGGAGGATGGCCGACTCATCCCGAAATGGATGAAGGAACTACAGCAGACCAATCCTGAAGCCTACAAAAAGGCTAAGACTGATCTGTTCGAGCTTCAAGGTCGCCGCTCAATACACCCTACTGCTCAAGCAGCCCGTGAAGAACATGATCTAGTACAGTCTCTAGGCGGGAAGGAAGGGGTTGCCAAGCTCCGGGAGAACGATAGGTTCTACTCTGAAGCTGCTAACCAGTTCCTCAAGGGAGACCCAGCGTTCGTTAAGGACCTATGGGAAGAGGACAAGATAGCCGCTGCCCTCCATGTTCAACCTATGTTGGACGCCTTCAAACAGAATGACTTTGAGGGGTACCGGACCACAATAGGACGGATGCAGAAGCAGGAGCTTGACGCTGTTGGGTTTGGGCCTGCCCTACGCAACCTCATTGATGCTGTAGAGAAGAAAGATTTCGAGAGTGCTCTCAACATTCTGGTTAAAGGCCGGGATGCTCAGGGCAACCCCTCGAATTTCGTTTCTTGGTACAACAGCATCCATGACATAGCAAGCAAGGCTGAGGACCCACGGGTTAAGTCTCTCTTGGCTGAACGGGCTAAGGCGCGAGACACTGAGGCACAGACAGAGCAGCAGAACTTCCTGAAGTCCTACCGCACTGAGGCACTCAACACTGTCTTAGATGACGCGGGTAAGGTGTTTGACCAATACTTTAAGGGCCGTAAGTTAGACCCTGAGGATAGGCTTGACTTGCTGAAGGATGCAGTCAAGCTGGTTAACTCCAAGATGGAAGCTGACAAAGCATTCATGGAGGACCGGGACGGGCACCTCAAGCTCCGGGACTCTCATTCTGCTCTGCAACTCACTAAAGCGCGGTTTGCCCGCGAATTGCCTGAAGCTGTCAAGCGGATTGCACGCCGCTATGGCATGACTTCCGGCACTCCTGGTAACGGGAATCAGCAACGCCAACAGCAGCAACCCGCTGGAGGTGGAAGACAACCTGATGCTGGGTATGTTGCTGTTACTGCACGGCCAAGTCCTGAAGACATTGACCGTAGCAGAACGACCAATGAGATGATCTTCGCTAAGAAGGCCATACTCAAGGATGGTCGAAAAGTGGATTGGTCTAAGCTGCGGTAGTGTAATCATTACACTTCCGGCTAGGCCGGAAAGGATAAAACGTGGCTCCTGGAGTAAATAACAATGCGATTGCCTTGCAGATTGAGGCAGTCCGGCCTGAGGTGCCCCTTCTCTACCAGTTGGATAAGACCCTGCTGGGGATGATTAAGAAGAAGGCCAAGGGCCTACAAACGGTCTCATCCCGCGCTTACCGCGCACCCGTTGAGATCACCGCAGGTGGAGCTATCAACCAGTTTAACCCGGACGGCGGGAACCTGGGACGTGGCTCTGCTCTCAAGACAGAGGTCATGCTTATCAACCAGTTCTATTTCAACTTTGCGGTAGAGTATACCGCACTGGCTGAGATTGCCACTGATGATAAGGAAAAGGCGGTTGAGAACTATGTCACCCGCCAGATGACCCGGATGATGGAACAGTTTAATGCTGGTATCGAGGCTATTCTGGCCTACGGTGACAGTTCTGGTACCCTGGACACAGTGGTTTCTGTGGCTGGGCAAGTCGTAACTGTCAACAATGCCAACCAGTTCTTCGATAACCAGCTTATCCAAGTGTTCACTGCTGCTGGTGTTCTCTTGGGCGTGTTCCAAGTCCTCACGGCTGACGCCATCGCTAACACTCTGACTGCTGATCCCACCACCCCCCTACCTGCGGGTATGGCTGCCGGGAACTTCCTGTCAGTTAACGGGTGTGTTGGTCCGTCCGTGGCTTCATCGTCCCTCAACGGGGTTAACACCCTCCAGTTGTCCTCCAGCGTAGGGAACTACCTTGGTATTCAGCGTGCAGCTTACCCTGGCCGTCTGTCTACCCCCTTTATTGCTGGTAACAACTCCTTCATCACTCCTCAGCGTGGTCGTGCTCTAATCAACTTGGTCCGCACCGCAATGGGTATTGAGTCCCCCGATGCGTCCAAGTTTGTGTGGCACATGAATGTTGACCAAGAGGCTGCTATCGAGAATATCGGCCTCATCGTGTCCAACATCATCCAGAACCAGCTTAAGGGTGATGCGTCCGAAGACATGCTGAAGAAGACTCCCCCCAAGACCTTTGGTGGGCGTCCCATCTTCGCCAACATTCACGCACAGCCGGGGCGTATTGATGGACTACCCCTCGAACACTGGTTCAGGGCTGAGATTCAGCCTTTGGACTTCTATGAGGTTAACGGGCAGACATTGTTCCCGATCTACGGGAATGATGGCGGCTTGGCTGCCAGCTTCATCACGTATCTGTGGTGGGGATGGAACTTGGCATCAGAGAATCTCCGCGCTGGAGTCTACAGCACGGGTAATGGTATCCCCACGGGGTATTTTGGTCACTAACCTGTAGGGATGTAGGGAAATGGGTAGATAACTCCGAGCTGGTAGGGGGATTATTATTGCCTTAGGTGGTTCGACCATCGCGGTAGTAATCCCCTTCCACTAGAATGTAATGATTACACTTTATGGCTGACACAATCATCGAAAAACGAGAAGTACCCCGCTGGGTAGAGCATATCATCACCCGCAAGGGCGGGTTAAACCCATTCGGGAAGCCTAACTTCAGGGTTGTATGGGGTGGTAACAGGACCTACCTCGTAGGGGGTATGTTCAAGGATGTTACCTATGTGACTGACACTGAGGGACGCAAGAGGGCTATTGTTGTAGAGATTGCAGACCTGCGTACCCTGCTGAAGTACCACCCTCACCGCTGGCACCTTGAGCGTTGGTTTGGTCCTGAGTATTGGGGCACCCAAGAGGAATGGTTCCAGAACACTTGGGACGATGTAGCCAAGCTACACACAATGGGACCTTACCCTACCGAGGGTGACTATGAGCATGTGTTCTTCTTGGCTCAATGTCCCCATATGCTACCGGGGGATGAGGATTGGTGTATGCCCTGTCAGGTTGGGATGGGTGAGTATATCCCCCTAGAAGAGAATGTGCATATGCTGGAGCGCCAGATATACGCTCTCTTGGAATCCCAGAACATCTCCCAGAGTGCTGAAGCCGCTAGTCTGTTCATGCGCGAACATATCAAGCGCAACATTCGCAATAAGGTTGTGGGTGAGAGGGTCCGGGGGGCTATGCGGCCCAAGATGGCTACTCAGCCTACCAGTTGGCAGGATGGCACCCGCTGTGCTGTTCCTGAGGCTAAGTCCAACATAGTTCTCCATCTTCCCCGTAACAAGCATGGGTTCAGTCAGTCAATGGAGACCATGCCAGCAAAGAAACAATCTGAACTAGAGGAGACATAAGATGCCGTCCAAGAATGAAATAGCAGCAACCATGTCCCGCAGCGAAGCTGCGCGGGCTGGGGTGATTGACCACAACCAAGCGGTTGAGAAGGTCACAACTAACACCAAGAGGATGTACGGGTTCACCCGGAAGATGGTCCCGAGTGACTTCCCCACAGAGCCTAAACTCTACATCTACTCCGTGTCAGAGTATGGGGAGCTTGTGAACTTGGGTCCCGGCTTCCAACAGTATGAGGTGAAAGCCTGCCCTGATGGTCAAGCCTACGGGGAACCTTGCGTTATCCTCCCGTTCAACTTCTTTGAGGAAGCCAAGGTTGACGTAACAGAGCACACCTTTACCAGCGGTAAGCAGATTGTTGATGCCATTCTCAAGGTTGGCCCTGGCATGAATGCTGCGATGGACAAGCGGAGGTTGGGATGGTTTGTCTCTGAACACAATCCCCCTACTGCTGAGGAAGTGGCTCATGCCACTACCATGTATGGGGCAGAGTGCAAGAGGTTGTTTCAGGAGGCTAACCGTTACGCCTCAGCCAACCAGCTTAATGAGATCAACGAGACTCATCGTAGAGCAGCCCGCTTCCTTGGGCAGACCGTGACATGGGATAAGCCTCAGGAGAAGATGGTTGATTGCCCCGGCTGCAAAGAGAAGGTCCGGGAAGGGGCTGCCGTCCACGCTACCCCGTATTGCGGGTATGTGTTCAACTGGCATATGGCTATTGACAATGGGCTGCGGTCATTCTCGCAGGCTCCCCCGGAAGTGCAGCGGGCCTATAAGAAGGCTAAGGAAGCGCAACTCGCAACTGAACAGGAGTAATCTATGCCTGTTGTCCAATCTAGTGCCTATGTCTCGGTTGAGAGTGTAACTACTCTCATCCGAGCCATAGCTAATGACATGATATTCTCGCAGGCTGGTGAAATACTCACCGATACTGCGAACTTCATGCTTCCTCAGCTCAATGATGCCTTGGAGTGGTTCACCAATGAAGTTAACAATCACGGTGTTAATACATTCACCAAAGAAACCATCCTCACCCCCCTCACTGCTACTCAGGTACCAACTGATCCCGCAACTCAGGTATATATCAGCGACTCGGGTTACTTCGATGGGGTACAGCTTAATACTAACCCGCAACAGTTCGTACCCCCCGATCTTCTTACACCACTATTTCTATGGGAACGGGAAACCGGAAGTACAGAGGATTGGGTAGAGATGGTGGAGAGACCGGATGGTCTCCCCTCTGTATTGCCGGGTCAGAGGTTCAGGATATGGGAGTGGAGACAAGATGGGCTGTACATGCCTGGGTCCGTACAGTCCAATGATGTAAGACTGCGGTACACAGGATCATTAGCTCAATTTGTGTCCACCAATGATACCCTCTACTTCCGGGGAGCTACAGGGGCACTGGCCTACTACATGGTTAGCTCCTACCTGATGAGCAAGAATCCGCAGGCTGCACAGCAAGCAGAGAGCAGGGCTACTGAGCGCCTGAACCAGATTGCAACTCGTAATGCCCGCATGAAACAGCGGGAACCTATTACCCGCAGGTCTTACGGGAACCCGCAGGGTGGTAGGAGCTTCATACCCCCCAGAAACACCTAGTTCCAGATGTAATGATTACACTTAGGAGGACTCAAAATGGCAGTAACAGTACTTGGTTTTGATGGGAACCCTTTTGACCAACGCAGTATCCGGTCCATTGGGGATAGGTTCATTGAAACACTTGTTGTGTTAAAGCTGACTGGTAACTACACCACTGGTGGAGATACCTTGGATTTCACCAATGGCGGTGGTACCCCTGCTGCCCCGACTACTGTCCCCCCTGGGCAACAGTATAGCAATGTTGGCCCTATCAGAGCTGACGTGTCTGATGGGCCTAGTGTTGCTGGCACAGTCCTAGCCAATGGTGGTAGCTATATCCTCATTCCGGGGACTAACCCGACCAACTGGAAACTGAAGATATTTGCCACGGCTGGTGCTCAGTATGCCAATGGTGCTTATGGCGCTGATGCCCTCACAGACAATCCCGTTCTACGACTGACTTGGGCTAGGTAGAGTACTACTAGTACTCCTAGTACCACCTGCTGCAAAGTGTAATCATTACAGTCTGGAAAGGGTCCAATGGCATCTCCTGATGCTGGTAGCGTAGACCTACCCCTGATGACCTTCGGGGGCCGGGTCACACAGTATAGCCCACAGGCTCTCCCGGTAGGTGCATCCCCGTTCAATCAAGATGTAGTATTCTCCGGGGTGGACGCTGCTGGGGAGCCTATTGTGGCTGGGGTGGCTACCCGTCCGGGGATGCAGGGGTTCTATGCTAACCCGTTCCTGGGCAACCCTACCGTTAACTATCTCAAGACATTTGTTGACCTACAGAACATCCTCCACTTGCTATCCCTTGATGGTCTAGGGAATGTGCGGGATGAGTCCCCTTGCCCTACACCTCCTGGGGTACCCACAATCATAGGCACTGTAGTAGCTGCCTCTCTCATGCAGTCTGATTCCCTGCTAGGTAGGGAATGGATGGCAGTATCTAGCCCCGTCAACGGGTTTGGCATAGATATTCCCCGTCAATGGGATGGTCAATTCTTCGATAGGGTTAGTCAGGTAGGTCCTGGAGCTAGCCCTATGGTTACTAACTTCCTACCTGCTGCTGCCATTGTGGAAGGTACGGGATCGGGCACGGCTATAACTATAGCTGCCTCTCCCTTGGGGGCTATAACCACTGACCTGATTACCATACCCAGTCCCCCTCCGCCTCCTCCCCCGCCTGTTGGCCCTGGGGGTCAGAAGCCTATACTTTAATGTCTACTACTTACTACAGCACAGCCACAATCACCACTACCACTCCACACGGGTTGTCAGTGGGGCAGCTTGTCAATATCTCTGGTGTGGCTAACCCCATCTTCAATAACATCCCTGGGGGTAACGTGGTGGTGAGTGCTATACCGTCCCCTACTACATTCAAGTATGCCCTCATCTCCTACACCTATGAGGCTAGTGGTGGGGGTACGGCTACTCCTGTACTGCCCTCTTTGAGCCTCATCAATAACATGGTAACGGCTGAGACTCTAGCTACACATGGATTCCAGCCGGGTTGGTCTGTGACCATAGGTGGGTTTGCTGGCACCCAGTATGGGGGAGCCATCGTATCTGCTACCCAGCAGGACGATGTTATAACCATAACAACAACCATCCCTCATGGTCTCAGTCCTGGCACTACCGTCATAGTGGCAGGGGTTGCGGATACTACCTATGATACCCCTAATGGGATATCTGTAGCCTCGACACCTACCCCTACAACCTTCACTTACATTCTACCTAACGGCACAGCTACTTCCGCATCGGCTGGTGGAACGGTTACTGTTCCTTGGGATGGTACCTTCTCTATTCTCTCGACACCAACCCCCACTAGCTTCACGTATGCTCAAGTGGCCCCTAATAACAGCACTATCGCAACAGGGACGGCCACTATAGTTGGGAATGTGACTCCGGGTAGGCATCAGGTATCTGTCTGCTTCATTACTCGGGAGCAGTACATAACCAAGCCGTCCCCGCCTACCACCTTCATCGCAGACGGGGGGCAGCTCCTACAGTTAACAGACATAGCTCTTGGGCCGACTCCTAACATTATAGGCCGGATACTCATATTCACCCCTGCTATCATTGCCCCGGCCACTACTGGCCCGTTCTTCTACTTTGATGGCCCCGTACCCACCCCCACGGCTGGCACGTTCGCCTCAATGGTCATTAATGACAACACAACTACATCCTACATTCTGGACTTCCAAGATGCCGTGCTGGAGAATGCCGAATCGGCTACAAACCTCTTTAACCTGTTAGAGCTAGGGGAGTGCTCCTGCTTCGCGGCCTACAATGAAAGGGTGTTTGCTTGTGGGGAGCGCAATAAGGTTACAAACTTCTACAATACTACCTTTGATGGTGGATTCTCGCAGATAGTCCCCGGCCTACCTCTGGGGTGGGCTATAGACCCGGTTAATGGGGCTGGGGGCAACTCAGCTTTAGCCTCTGGGCAGCCCGTCTACTATGGGGATGCCTATGCTATCGAAGGGGATGGGGCTACCGCTATAAGGGGATTGATAACCCAGACAGCTTATCAGGACTGGCTTGGGGTCCCCATCATAGACATTAACACGGGGTATAGTGTCAGGTTCAGGGCAGCCTACGGCACCACGGGTCAAGCCTTGCAGGGCAACCTGGTAGTAGAGCTGTACAGTCCATCTGCTGGCAGTCTAGGCTTGGTGTCTGTAGCCTATAACCAGTTAACAGCGGCTTACCAAGAGTTTACTGGGGTACTCATACCTACCCAAGCTACGATCCCAACAGACCTAGAGTTGAGGGTGTACGCTAGCAATAAGTTGAGCAATGGCTACTACTTCCTAATAGAAAACATAGAGACATTCCCGACTCTCCAGCCGTATATCAACACCAGCCCTAAGGGGTCCTATGCTCTCGACCCGGAGAGCTACGATCAAGAGACGGGCTATCAGGTGGTGGGGGCTGATGACGGCTACCCAGTAAGGTCCATGTTTAACCTGTTGGATGGCAGGCTCTACTACGTCAAGGAACTGGGTCTATATGCCACACAGGATGACGGGCAGAATGAGCCTAACCTTTGGCCTATAACCGAGGTGTCCTCTACGATGGGTACAGGATCAGCTCGCGGGGTAGGGGTGGGAGAGAGCTGGGCCATCATTGCTCACAAGACTGGGGTATATATCTTCTGGGGTAGTGAGCCAGTCAAGATCAGCCAAGAGATTCAGCCTGACTGGGATGCTATCAACTGGAACTATGACCACACCATCTACGTCACGGTAGACACCACTAACAAGCGTATCCATATTGGTGCCCCCCTAGGCCAGAGCACTGTACCTAATGTTGAGTTTGTCTGTGATTATGCTCAACTAGCCAACTCTGAAGGGCAGACTAGCGCACAGGATATTGCCTCCCACCCGCAAGCCTACTACTCTGTATACAACCCGACTAAGGTAGTGGCTCCTGGCAAGGCCCGCAAATGGACCCTCTGGAATATCTCCATGAACTGTGCCACTCAGGCTATCAGGAGTGATGGGTCCTACCACCTGCTCCGGGGTAATGCCACTGGGACCGGGAAGGTCTATGACCAAATACCCACTCAGTTATCTGATGACGGGGCAGCTATTGACAGCATGTATCAGACGGCATTCATGCCTCAGATAGACGATGAGCAGGCTCTACAGTTGGGTGCTCACCGTAAGCTGTTCAAGTACCTGACAGGCTATGCTGCGGGGGCTGGCAACATGCTCCGGTACATCTACGGTCCCCAAGGGCAGCGGGGAGTCCAGCTAGTATCCTATCCCCTGCAATACCCGGAACAGTGGGACTTTGAGTCTAACCTGAACTGGGTAGGGGAAAGGGCCAGTTTCCTATTCGGTACCAATGCGGTAGGATCATGGTTCAAGGTAACGAAATGGATACCGACCCTTCAGCGGGAGATTGTCACGCCTATTCGGGGGACCCGTTAGGTGTAATCATTACACTTTTCTGACAGTGAGATTTCAACGTATGGTACCACTTGAGTTGACGTTCTGTTTCTTCACTGCCCTTCTTATGTGTTTTCAACTGTTCTGTGAGAATGTTGATATGATTCTCGATCCAATTGATTGTATCCATATCACCCTCTCCTCTAAGGGTGGGGGGATGGTAGCAAACATCGAAAAAGCTGTCTGTGCTGTTTTGAACACCCCACTAAAATAATTCATAGAGTGTAATGATTACATTCTGGAGCAGGGGAAAATGGCTCAAACTACGAATAGCAAGCAGGTTCTCCTCCACGTCGAGCAGATGCAGTCTATCCGCACGAATCACCCCCCTACAGCGGATGCGCTGGAGAAGATTATTGACTACATCAACAAGAACGTGGCCCCTGTTCAGGGGAACAAGGTAAGCCCTAAGTGATAGTCCGTCAGTATAAAGAGCAGGACTTTGACCGCATCAAAGAGATGCACGAGAAGTCCGGGCTGAACTACTCTCTTCCCCCTATGGATACGTTCTTCTCCCGCAGGGTTGTGGATAGTGAGGATGGGGTGGGAATGGTTAGCCTGTTGAAACTGACGGCTGAAGCCTACCTCATCTGTGACCCGAATTGGCGCACCCCGGCTTGGCGTATGAGTGCCCTACAGGGAATTGATGCTGTGTGCAATGAGGATGCTAGACAGAAAGGGGTATTAGAGGCTGTAGCCTTCATACCCCCCAGTATCGAGAAGACATTCAGGAGACGGCTGGAGAGAATGGGCTGGAATCGAAATAAACCATCTTGGCACTCCTACTGGAAGGCGGTACTATGAGCCGTTCAGCAACAAATGAAGCCAAACAAGCACAGACTACAGCAGGAACGAATGCTGCTCAGTATGGCAGTAATGCTAACTTCCTGTTCAACCCTCTAAATCTCCAAGGGCAGGCTCTTGTTAATTCTCAGGGGTTTGACCCGAATACCCTATCATCCATCACCAATGCTGGCATGGGCGGGGTCAATGCCGCCTTTGGTGGGGCTGCTGGGCAGATTAACAGGCAGGCTGCCCGTACTGGTAACACGGCGGGGACTGCTGGCCAACTGGATACCCTAGCACAGAACAAGGGTATAGCTGGGGGTCAGGAAGCCGGGAATATCCAGATACAGAATGCCGACTTTGCTAACCAGCAACGCATGTCTGGCCTAAACCTTCTCAACAGTCTCTATGGGACCAATATTGGTGCTCAGACTGCTAATGAGGGTGTACAGACTGGAGACATTAACGCACAGACTGCTGCGGGTCCTGGGTGGGTACAGAATCTTACTGGCATTCTCAGTGCGGTCAATGGTGTAGCTGGTGCGCCTAGTAAAGGATGCTGGATAGCTGCTAAACTGTGGGGGTGGTTTGACCCCCGTACTCAGTTGGTCAGGGAATGGCTCTACTCCAACTACCCGACTATTGGTTGGCTCTATTCTAAGACTGGCCGGGTACTGGCTAAGAGCAATTTGTCTGTGTCCATGCTAAAGCCTGCATTCGAGTTCATGTTGAGGAAGGCGGAATATGGCCGTTGACCTAGAAGATGATGAGCTAGAAGACCAAGAGGATAAGAAACCTAAGCCTCAACCGCAAGGGTCCCCTCAGCCTCAGTCTATTGGGACTCCCATTGCCCCCACTACGGGTGTAGCTTCTGGGGTGTCTACTGCCCCTCCCAAGTTCCAAGATGTTAGCCCCATCATCTCACAGCCCCAACAGCAGACCCCGGCTGTAGCCCCCATCATGCCGGATGCCCCCATGAACACTGGCCCTGTGGGTCAGTCTGCCATAGGGAGTCCTATTAACCCCCCTGCTGCTCCCCGGCCTGCTGGAGATAGAGCTGCGGCATTGGCTGCACAGGGTCCCCCAGAGTATCACGGGTTCAACAAGTTCCTTGACATTCTGGGCCGGGTCACAGGTCCCGGTAGGGCTATCGAGTCAATGGGTGGGTTTGGCACCCTAGGGTATAACTCCCGCTTGGATAAAGCAGAAACACAGGCTCAGGCTGAGGAGAAGCAGATTGAGGGTGGTGAGCGCGAAAGACAGGCTAATGCTAGCCTAGAGGAGACACAGGCTCGCACCGCTAAAGAGAATCAAGCCACAGAAGCCTCTAAAGCGGGTATGCAGAATGTAATGATTACACTTCCCGATGGCCGTCAAATCTCAATCCCCCAGTCTCAGTTAGGTGCTGATGTCAGAGCCTTAATAACTACCCAAGGGGCAGGCCAGCGCACTGCTGCTACCAACCAGACCCGTGAGAACATTGCGGAAGACACTAATCAGACTCGGGCAGACATTGCTGGAGCCAAGCCTCAGCCCCATGTGGTAGCCATGATGAATGGCAAACCACACATTATGGAGCGTAACCCACAGACTAAGGAGTACTCTATTGATCGTGGGGAAGCCCCCCCTAACTATGCTACCACAGCCCCACAGACCCATAATGTGGAACTGTTAGGGGATGACAATGTGATGCATAGGTTCCAGTTCAATCCTCAGACCCAGCGATTCGATAGGGATATGGGAGCTGCCCCCACTGGACAAGCCGCTCACCAGATATTCCAAGCTGGGGCTATTGAGGACTTGGCACCCAAGGTCATTGCCGACATTAACGCTCACCGTGAGATACTGGGTCAGCTCTCATCTTACTATAAGCAATGGCTTGCAGGCACCCCGGTATCGGACCCGGTAGCCTCTCAGATGATGGGGGAGCTGATGAGCTTGGCGGCTATGCAACCTGCCCTACATGCTTTCAGGTCCAGTAATGCAATGGAGTCCTTTGAGCATCTAATCGGGGGATTGGCTAAGGACCCGGACTCTACTATCGCCACTATTCAGGGGTTACTCAAGACTCCACAAGCATTTACTAATATGGCCCATAAGGGGAATACGGGAGGTGGGGGAGCTGGAGGAGGAGAGCAACACGAAGAGGGCACCATCCGTACCAATAAGCGCACTGGTGAAGTGCAGACTTGGACAAAGGGAAAATGGCAACAGACAACGCCGCCACGCCAGTAGTAGATGATGAGTGGGATGTAAAGCCTCCCCCTAAGAAGGCTGGGGGGGATGATGAGTGGAGTGTCACTCCCCCCAATGCTGCCCCTGATCCCAAGACTGGGCACGGTATGGAGAACTATGCCCTCCAGCAGTCTCATAGTCTATTCACCCCTAATCAGTGGGTAGGGACGGATGCTCACGGTCAGCCCATCTACAATAAACCCCCTAATGTGATAGACAAGGCAGCCGATGAGCATACGGCTAACCAAGTACGTCTTGGTGCTGCTGAGAATCGAGCCTCACAATCTCCTACTCCCGTGACTAGTGCGGCAATGGGTATACTCCCGGTATTGGGTATTGGGGCATCTGTAGCTGAGAAAGGGCTAGGGCCTACTCTCAGTGCTATAGCCAAACCTGTAGCTAAGACAGTAGTGGGCGCTGCTGGAGGGGCTGCTGCTGGTGGGTATGGTGGGAGACAGATTGGTGGTATGTTTGGCAAAGAGGGAGCAGAGACAGGCGGTAGGATTGGCTCTACTCTGGGAGGGTTGGCTGGAGGATTCTTTGGGGGAATGAATAGAGAGCCTGCACCTCCTCCTGAAGTGTTCCCGGTATCAGAGGGTCCAGGTCCATATACGGGACCATCCTCTGTGCCTAAACCTGAGGCTGTAGGTCCCAAGATATTCCAACCGGGTACTGGGGGGGCTGGACCCCAAGGAAGGGTAGGTAATGAGGGTAGTGCTGCCCGCTTCACTAATGAGAGTGCCTACAACTTGGCTAGGAAGGGTAGCCGCGAGGCTATTATGACCCTAGGCAGAAGGGGCATAGAGCCTCCCCCCAATAGCCGCTACATTATGGGGGATGTAGACACTGATAGGGTAGTGTACAACCCCAGAGAGGTGACTAGGTTTGACCCTACTGGTGAGGCTCTGCGGAATATGGAAGCCCCAGAAAAGGGAGGACGGTCCCGCATTATTGCCCCCGATACCGGGGTACAGGGGACCAAAGTACCTGTAGGCCCACAGAGGTTCCCCGGTGGGGAGGAGAAGCGATTCACTCCCGGTACATCCCCCACTGGCGTAGAGCGCCGTACTCAGGCTATGCAGGACTACCAGAATGCTATAGACACTACCCCTCCGGGACAGCTCACTCCCGGTGAGAAGCTAGCCCAAGACACAAAGATTGCCCAAGCCGGGAAGCCTAGTGGAATTGAAGAAGGTGATGCCCGTCGCTTTATTGCTCAAGACAGTGAGCTGTATGCTAGGTTTAGAAAGCTAGATGCCGCAGCTAATGCCGGGGATAGAGCAGCCCAAAAGGAACGGGATAGTATGCTGGTTCAGGCCATGAATGACCTTAAGAAGATTCAATAATAACACTTGACAACCTTTTCATTCTGTGCTATAATCGAATTATGAACAACAGGAGAGCTTTATGGCCCCCACAACCCCCAACTGGCCCCCCGCCGTCCTCAGGTTGGCGAAGGCTATCACCATCGCAGAGGGTAGCCGTGCTGCTTGGAACAATCCCGGCGACTTGACCTATGCCTTCGGGTTCCCCACCCTAGGAACAGCCAACAGGGATGGGGTTCTCATCTTCCAGTACCCACAGGACGGTGAGCAAGCCTTATGCCAAGAGTGTTCACTCATGCTCAATGGCCGATCCCACGTCTACAAGCTCACAGACACCCTCCAGCAAGTGGGGGTTAAGTACGCCAACGGGGACCCTAACTGGGCCAAGAATGTTGCCATGTCCCTAGGGGTCCCAGAGTCTACTACTCTCCAGCAGATAGCAGACCCGACCTCCAACCATGACAACGTGCAACAAGCCAGTTTGGAAGCGTAGTTGGATGTAATCATTACACTCTGAAAAAGGGGGAAAATGTGAATTACGTTAAACAGGCAGTTGGGTATCTCCAGTCTCACTGGGTAACAGTCCTAGCATTAAGCACAGCGGTATGGGCCTATGCTAAGCCGACTGTTCTCAACTTTGTAACCAATCACCCGCAGTACTCTTTCTGGTTTGGGCTGGTTGCAACCATAGTAACCTTCTACATCAAGTCTCCGCTTTCGGCTTCATCTGCACCAGCACTAAAATCATAAACAGGGAGAGTCCAGTATGCAATGGACGGGGGAGTCGTTCGTCTCAGCTATAGCTGTACTTGCAGGTATTTACTGGAAGTATAGGGTAGAGAAGAAACAGAGAGAAGATCAGGCTAATAAAGTGGCGCAAGCCATAGCCACTAGGGACCTAAAGGTGAATGCTTCTCTACAGGAACATCCTCTTCATTCCCACGGGGAATGTGATCAGGATGGAGACAGGATTCCCCTCACCACAGCAGGACTGCGGGTGTCCAAGATCAAGATTAACGGGAGTTGATTCTTGAGAAGGTTCTGGCTCATAGCAGTTATGGCTCTAGGGGGATGTACAGCCCATAAGCGGGTAGCTATGGTCCTAGTCCCCCGAGAGTGCATAACACGGGTAGAGTTGAGTGACCATACCCACTGCGAGCAGCAGAAGGATGGCAGCTACCTGTGCAAAGGTTTACTGCTCACATTCCGTAAGGGATGCAGTGTGGTAAAAATCAAGTAGAGGAGAATGTAATGATTACACGCATCAAGGCTGTATCAGTACTCCTAGTACTAGTGGTACTCTCGTTTCTTGCTGTTCCATCTTATGCTCAGAGTAATGTGGCGGCACCACCGACGTTCCATTTCGTTGCGGGCGGGTCTGCAATCGGGTTCAATGCTGGCAACGGGTCACAAGCTGGCAGTGTAGCCTACACGGGACTCCAGATCACCACAGATGTAGCTGTGACCTATGAACACTTCAGCATCCCGTCACTCAACGCAACAGGGAATATGGCCGTCGCCAGTTACACCCGCCCCCTTAGTGCCTTGCTTGGTAAGACGCTTGCTGGTAAGCTACTGTTCAGCAGCGATGATATCAATGTCACGTTCTCTGGTGGGGCTGGCCGTTGGTCTACCACCAAGAGTGACATAGCTGGGACTGTTGGGGCATCACTGAGTTACCCGATCCCCGGCACAAGTGCAGCCGTACAAATACTGGGGTATCAATATGTGTTCCATACCCCAGCGGGCAATGGGCTTGTTTCAAGGAACCAACAAGTTCAGAGTGGACTAATCGTCTACTTCTAGCAAGGTTCCATTCCGGTCAACTCCTCGCCGTCGCAATGGGATATGAGGCTAGGCTTACCCTCCAGGGCCTAGCCTCATTCTTTTTTTGTATTCACTATTGACAGGTTTCACCCCTTGTGATAGCCTCCTCTGTGTGAGATCCTCCACTCCCAACAAGTGTATAGAAAGAAAGCCCACCTCTCAGTCTGTCCTGTTCCTTGGTAAGTACATAAACATCAGTGTCATCTCCCTCTACACCAACATCAGCAAGTCCTACCTCTCTTACATCTTCTCCGGGCAACGTTACCCTTCAATCCGAGTAGCCAAGCTGATAGCTCTGGCTCTGGATATGAACCTGAGCTACTTTATCAATGGGCTGGACGCTATACATAAACACGCTGCCCCCCACCTCACCCGCTACCGGGAGAATCTGAGCAAGCAAAAAAGATTGGCCAAAGCTAAAATAAGTGTTGACAAGGTTTCACCGGGTGTGTAACCTCTATCCTCATGAGAAAGTGTTACGACTCCGATGATCTTATCTGTGGCAAATGCGGTCACACCCTGACCAAGCATAGTATGCGTGGAAATGACCGCACCATGCGATGCCACGAAGAGGATTGTGACTGCACAGTGATTGACCGTCGAGTGTTTACCATCAGAGAAGGCGCAACGCCATTATCGGTTGAAGTATGACTAAGATACCCAACCCGGATCAGTGTGGACTCCCTGAAAAGTTCACCTCTTGGCGCTCCAATCAGGAACACGCCATTGATGTAATGATTACATCTGAGAAGAGGTTCGTTTCCCTCTCAGCCCCTACCGGGTTTGGGAAGTCCCCGGCCTATGTAGCGTATGCTCTATTGAGCAAGAAACCTACCTGTATCGTCACTAACTCCAAGGGCCTACAGAGTCAGCTTATGGATGACTACTCGGCTTGCGGCATGGTAGACATACGGGGCCGGGGCAACTATCAATGCAACCTGCGGGATGACTATAGCTGCCAAGAAGGGTATGCTGCCCGCTGCCCATATAAGGGGACTATCAACTGCCCATCGAGTCAGGCTGAGATGAGGGCTGCCTCATCCCCTCTGGTAGTCACCAACTACGATAAGTGGATTAGCTGTAGCCATACCACGGATAGCTGGTTGAACCACTTTGACCAAGTGGTGTTGGATGAGGGCCATGATGCCCCTGATGCACTAGCGCGGGCTATGCAGTTCGTCATTACCCCTGATGATGTGGAGAAGGTACTAGAACTACCCTACCCGATGCGGCCTAGCGAGTTTGGGTCATGGAAGGGCTGGGCCTGCAATGCCAAGATCGTAGCAGAGGATAAGATGCGGGATTGGACCCAGCACCTTAACACAGAGCTGGCCCCTAAGACATCGTGGATTAAACAGTTCCTACACCTCAAGAGGCTGGTAAAGAGGCTTGCAGTCATTGCTACCGGACGGCACGATAACTGGGTAGTCGAGGAAACAGATAGAGGGTTCCAGTTCGATGCCGTCCGGTTAGGACAGTATGCAGAGGGGATACTGTTCCTGGGGAAGCCGCGAGTTATCATCGTGAGTGCTACCCTTAGGCCCAAGACCATGCAGATGCTAGGGCTAGCCAAGGACAGGTACGACTTCCACGAGTTTGATAGCGACTTCGACTCTAGCCGATGCCCTATCTACTACATACCCACCATGCGGGTAGATGTTAAGGCCGGGAGCTTAGCACAGCTATGGGTCAGGCTAGACCAAATCATGTCCCGCCGTGCGGATCGTAAGGGTATCATAGACCCTATCAGCTTTGCCCGCAGGGATGAAGTGTTGAGAGTTAGCCGTCATGCTGGCAGGATGATGACCAATCAGAGAGGGGAGAACATCTCCCTTGTCTTGGAGTCATTCCGTAATGCTGGCCCCGGCACTGTCCTTATCAGTCCCAGCGTTAGTACTGGGTATGACTTCCCCGGTAGGCAATGTGAGTGGCAGTTCATTTGTAAGGTTCCATTCCCGGATGGCAGAGCTAAGATACAGCAGGCAAGACAGGCTGATGACAGGGAGTATGGTCCTTATGGTGCTATGCAAACCCTAGTTCAGTTCTTTGGCCGGGGTATGAGAAGCAAGGATGACAGGTGCGAGGGGTTTATCAGCGATGACCACCTGCAATGGTTCCTGCCCCGATACAGGCACCTTGCTCCGAAGAGTTTCCACAGTCACTTTCGTATGGTCAACACGGTCCCACCACCACCGGAGGCTTTATGAGTGAGGATACCCGTTTCTGCTATGGGGTTAACTGTACGTGGTTTGGCCCTATTCAGGAAGTCAGCAATACTCAGGATCATCCATATTGGAAAGCCCAACCTAAACGAACCTCCACATTCCGCATGCCATGCTGCCCCAATTGTGGTGGGATGCTTATGGAGAATCCTACCGCTCAGGAGTTCTGGGCCGGGTCTGAGGAATGGGATAAGGCTCATCCTGGCTATCTTGATATGCTGCGATGGCAGCGTCAGCATAAACCGATTTGTTTTCGTACTATGGAAGTGCTGAAAAGCACTTACGAGAACAGAGACCGTGATCCACGATTTAGGCTAAGACACGGGTAATGGAAAGTGTAATGATTACATTTGAGAGGAGATGAAATATGAGTGATTATGACAATCTCAATCAGGCTCAGGCTGGACCCAGAACTCAGGAAGCAGGGCATGGGGTTCAGTTTGACCTATTATCCCGCTTACATAAGCGTAGGCGGGAGCTTGAGAGAGAGCTGACGAAAGTTTGCAACAGCATTGAGTTCTGTGACAAGAATAAAGCATTTGTGGAAATTGTGGAAGTTGTCTTGGCTTCCCGTGACAAGTGTGACCCACGGCCACTTGGCTTCTAGTTCCCAGTAGTAAAATTCAATAGAGGAGAACAACAGAATGGCACCAATCAAGAAAGCAGCACCCGCCTCAGGCGGGGGATTCAATTTCGGCAACATGGAAGGGTATAGTAGCGGTGGGGGTCTCCCAGAAGGGGACTACTGCTGGACTGACCTGACCCTGGAGATGTTCCAACCGACCAAGCAGGATGGCACTAAGGTAGGACCTGCTAAGTTGGCTTGCAAGATCACAATGGTTCCCTTGGGTGGTGGGGAAGCCAGAGAGCAGCACTATTCTCTGGGCACCAATGCTCACCAGTCATGGCAGCCTAACCCGGAAACTGGCAAGGGGCTAGTCCCTGTTCCTGGGGGACCCGGCACCCCGCCGAATGCTTCCACCAACTGGGCCTTCCTTGTGAAGTCCCTGTATGACAGTGGACTCCCGCAAGGTATCCTCAACGATGACCTGTCCGTTCTTGAGGGCATCCATGTTCACATGGCCAATGTCCCGGAGCCAGAAGAACGCAAAGGGTTCCAAGCCAAGACTGGGGAAGCAGGGGAGACACAGGGTCCCAAGACGATTGCCGTTGTCACTGAGATCAAGGATGACGGTAAGCCTTGGGAGGGTACTGGTGGTGTCCCTACCGAGACAGCAGCCAAGCCAAACGGGAAGGTACAGCACATAGCCAAGCCTGCATCCACGGCTACAAAGACTGCACCTACCCAATCTGTGGCTGCAAGTGATGACGATGAAACAATCGCTATCAAGGGTGTATCGACTGTCCTTATGGACCCCAAGCATTCCAATAGCATTGGAAAGCTGATGCTGCGTACCAGCACCTTCAAGACTCTGAGTGGCAGCCATTCTCCCGAGGTAGTCCAACGGGTACTCAATGCCTACTTTGGTTCAGAGGTAGCCCTTAGTTCAATCCTTGCTCCCTTGGGATATAAAGTCTCAGGGACAAACGTAGTCCCCGCGTAGAAAGGAAAGGGCGGGATGATAGCCACACCCCATGACGTACAGCTAGCCATTCCGCCCCCCTCCGTTCCTAGGGGTAAGGGTATCCATGTCTCAGGCATCATCCGGTCCATAGCCATCCACACGGGGGTACTCAAGCCTGACAGTGTGGATGAGCCTAGCATGGCAGACTCAAGGATCATCACAGACCCGGTAGCTATCCTCCGTATGACTATTGGGCTAGCGTGGGAAGAGTACTACTTGGGTGTGTTCCTCAAGGACAAAGTAACCAAACACCCCGGCGAGAAGTGTGTTGATGGCATCTACATGAGTCCCGATGGGGTTTCTAGGGAATGGCTACCCTACCCGCGTGTAATGATTACACGGGTCCATGAGGTAAAAGCCACCTACAAGAGCATCAATACTGTAGGGGATATGAGTGGCCAATGGTTGTGGCTAACCCAGATAAAAGCCTACTGCAAAGGGATGAAGACCCTCTATGCAAATCTACACGTCCTATTCTTGTGCGGGGACTACAAGATGCCGATACGCCCCCTAGTGAGGGAATGGACGTTAGAGTTTACCCAGAAAGAGATAGATGAAAACTGGGCCATGTTGAAAGAGTACAAGGAATACCGGGAGGGGTGATGTACCTCACAGATGTTTTAACCTATGAGTTGTTGAGTGATGAGTCTATAACGGAAGCTCCGATGGACTACATAAAGCAACAGGGTGAGAGAATGGGCAAGCTATGCAGGCTGGCCGTAGAGTTGGAACATACTCACCATAGCGTATTCGGTGATGCTGTCCCGTTCGCTCCCGGCTTCCTGATGTACATAGACTACCTCATCCATATTAGCACTACCGGGAGACCAAATTGAGCCTGCCTGCCAGCTTCGCACGGGATGGCTTCTTTCCCATTAACCAAGTGAGGAGCAAGCAGCGCCATATCCTCATCGGCACCGATGGGTGGAGCAACACTGGCAAGACAGAGTTTGCCCTGTCTGCCCCTGGGCCTGGTATTGTCATCTGTTTAGATCGTGGGTTCGACGGGGTATTTGATAATCCTAACCCTCCTAAGACTCGCCGGGATGACTTCGCTTTCAAGGTTATCCATATCCCCCTTGCCACTCAAGCAGCACAGCCAGAGTACCTGGAGTACTGGAGACAGTTCTATGCTGAGTATAAGAAGGCTCTGGCTAACCCGGATGCCCGCACAGTGATATTGGACGGGGACTCAGACTCCTGGGAACTACAGCGTCTAGCAGAGTTTGGGAAGCTCGAACAGGTACCAGCTATACGGTACACAGCGGTCAATGCTGCTAGGCGAGCCATGATTGCCCGCGCCTTTGACTCCGGTAAGATAGTGATTAGCACTAACAAGCTGAAGGATGAGTACGAGACTTCTGCTGAGGACAAGAATAAACAGATCAAGACTGGCAAGGCCAAGCGTCAAGGGTTTGCAGACCACGAGTACCTCTACCAGCTACACCTGAGGCACCTGCATAACCCTGAGACCAACCAGTTTGGATTGAGGATCATGCGCTGTAAGAGTGACACTACCCTACAGGGCATGGAGCTATGGGGGCCGGATTGTAACTTCCGGTCACTCATGGAAACGATATATCCGCACATACCAGCGAGGGAATGGGGCTATGCTGAATAGGCTGATGGAACAGAGTTACGTACATGTGGATGGGACAGAAGAGAGCAATAAGCTCTATGAACTGTATAAAGAGCTGAAGACCAAGGGCCATGCCCTGATGTATGCAGAGGAGACTAAGGGTAAGGTTATCATAGGGGCTACCCTCTACCACTACAAGACTTGTGTTGTATGCCAGCCGGATAGGAGCATACCATGATGAAAAGGTATGAATACATCAAATTGGAGCTTGACTTGGAAGACCTAGACCAACTGAATAGGTACTCTGAGGATGGTTGGAGAGTAGTCTGCATTGTCTGTGTGCGGGAGCTTTCAGGCTTCGCTGTAACTCTACTGGAGAGAGAACTGCCATGATCCTAGTTGACGGACGTACAGGCAGCAAAGAGCTGATCCCCTATCTACAACGTATCAGTGTGAACGTGAAGATAGAGAGAGACACCCTAGAGTATGGGGACGCCTGCTTTGAGGGTCATGGTCCTCAGGGTGGGATATGTGTGGGGATTGAGCGTAAGACTCTATCCGATATGCTCAACTGCATTGATGACGCAAGGTATGCTGCCCACCAACGGCCCGGTATGAAGGCCATGTATGGCTACAGTATTGTCATGGTTGAGGGTGTGTGGAAACCCGATTCAACCACAGGCTACCTGATGGAGTGTATCCGTACCCTTGAGTGGCGTCCATTCAGATACCGTACCCAGATGACCCGCTACTCCAAGCTGTTCAGGTTCCTTTTGACCCTGCAAGTGGCTGGCACTGGTGTAATCATTACACGGGATATGGAGCATACAGCCTACAATATCCTTGAGTGCTACCACTACTTCCAGAAACGATGGGAGGACCATACCAGTTTACTCGAAACACAGAAGCTCAACATGCCATCACTCAATGGCAGGCCATCACTGGTAAGAAGGTGGGCATCAGAGCTGGACGGCATAGGCGTTAAGCATGGGATGGAAGCTGAGAAGCTATTCCGCACACCCTATGAGCTGGCTAGCTCAGATGAGAGTGATTGGATTAAGATTGATGGGGTAGGGGCCAAACTGGCACGGTCAGTGATTAAGCAGATACATGAGACTGAGTGATGGATCGTTGCGCCCTATGTCCGGGTAAGTCCAATGTGGTGCCCCCATCGGGGCCAGAAGGAGCTGAATGTGTATTCATCGGTGAAGCCCCTGGAAAAGATGAAGATAGGGACAAAGTTCCGTTTGTTGGTAAAACTGGCCGTGAGGTTAATGAGCACTATCTACCTCTTGCCGGATGCAGACGAGCATCCGTATATTTTGATAACTCAATTCAATGCTTGCCTGATAGACCCCAGCACAGACTTGATTTATCTCGCTACAAAGACAGAGAACTACTACAATGCTGTAGCAGTCATGGCCTCCATGTACGGCTTGAATCTCTACATCCGAGAGTAATAGTCCCTATGGGAGTACTAGCCTGCTACGCCATAGACCCCGACATCAACCTAGAGCTACAGCACGGCATCCCTCTACAGACTAGTTGGGGTACAGTGTTCCCCATGTACCACCCAGCCGGGGGACTCCATGAGCCAAAGAAAATGCTCATGATCCGTAATGACTGGGTTAGGCTAGGGAAGTACCTCAAGGGTAAGCTCAGATTGCCAGTAGACCAACACCCCATAACAGACTACCAAGAGATAGGGGCAGATGAGCTATTAACGGACTACCTCGAATGTAATGATTACACTCAGCCCCTAGCTTGTGACACAGAAGTTACCCGCAAACGTGAGCCATTCTGCTTGAGCTATTCGAGATGGCCGGGAACTGGCCGATTGATACGGGCCGACGATAAGGATGCCCTAGAGGTATTCCAATGTATGCTGGACAGGTGGGAAGGACCTATCCTATTCCATAACTGGCTATTCGATTCTGGGGTAGTAGAGAAGATGGGACTCAGGTTCCCCGCCAAGAGGATAGTGGATACAATGGTGAGAGCCTACCACTTGGGCAACTTACCACAGGGACTCAAGGCACTAGCCTATAGGCTGCTAGGGATGCAGATGCAAGACTTCGATGACCTAGTGACTCCCTACTCTACTCCCCTTTGCCTTAGTTATCTGCGAGAGGCTGTCAACCATGAGTGGCCTAAGCCTGAGGAGCAGACTGTGCGTGATCCTCAAGGGCAATGGAAGCTATACAAGCCCCAGAGCATGAGCACTAAGCTCAAGAGGTTCCTAACCGATTACCAGAAGCATCCTAAGGATGTATTCCAAGCATGGGACAACTGGAAAGATGATTCGTCTCAAATTGAGACAGTGTGTGGCGAGTGGCCGGGGAAGGATATACGACATGTGCCGATGGACAAGACCATACACTATGCCTGTAGGGACGCGGACGCCACAATGAGACTGTGGCCTGTATTGCAGGGGATGACTAGGCAGGTTAGGCGTAAGCTGAGTGAGCACTGGGATGACTAGGCTCTACAATGGCGTGCGGCTACTAGGCTCTGGCCCTTCTGTGCATAACGTACAGAAGATAGATGCTGGGGCTATGCCTATGATCCTGTCTATGGCTAAGACTGGCCTACAGGTAGACCTAGACCACTTCGCCAAGATGGAGACTAACCTAGTAGAAGATATGGACCGCATCACAGAGGAAGTCCATACCCTGACTGGCCACTACATTAACCTAGACTCTGGAGACCAAGTATCAGACTTACTGTTCAAGAGACTCAAGCTAAAGCAAGCTCGATTCAAACTTACCCGGTCGGGAGATAGGGAGAGTGTCGAAGATGAAGTGCTCACGGCTATTCAACACGATCATCCAGTGGTTCCACTCATTCTTTCCTACAAAGAGTACAGCAAGCTCCTCGGAACCTATGTGGTACCTATACCTAAACTTGTCAGACGTGCTCCTAATGGTCTGCCAAGAATGTATCCAAACTTCTCAACCACCCGCGTTCCATCTGGTAGACTCAGTTGCAAGCAACCAAACCTGCTTGCTATGCCCACACGTACTAAAAGAGGTAGGGACGTGCGTAAAGGGTTCGTGGCTGCTGAAGGCTGGGTATTGGTCACGGTTGACGAATCCCAAATCGAGGTTAGACTCGCGGCCCACAGCTCGGGAGACCCGGCCCTAATACGAGTCTACTTCAATGAAGAGGATATATATTCTGACTTCGCTATCACCGCATTCAAGCTTAAGGATAGCAGATTCAGGGATGACAAGGGCTGGCACTACCCCGGTGTGGATAAGATGAACCACAGGTACCCGGCTAAGACTTGCATCCTGGCTTCCATCTATGATGTGACAGCCAAGGGCTTACTAGAGCAGATGCCCCCCGGCTATGGGTGGACTGAGGATAAGTGCCAAGACCTTATCAATGCTTTCTACATGAAGTACCCTGGCATATTGGAGGATCGCAGACGCTACCACAGGATAGCCAGAAGGCTTGGGTACACCTACGATATGTGGGGACGCATCCTGCAAGTGGCTGCTGTGCGGAGTATACACCCGTGGGTAGTGGGGGCAGCATTGCGGGAGGTAGGCAACTTCCCATATCAGTCCGGGGCACAGGGGACTATCAAGCTGACGATGGCAGCAGTATGGGATGACCTAGAACAGAGTAACATGCTGGACGTAGTACACCCGCTGCTACAGGTACATGATGAGTTGCTGTTTGAATGCCGGGAAGATGTAGCCGATGAGCTGATAGAGGTTGTGAAGTACAGGTTTGAGACTTGTGCCCCATTGAGAGTACCACTGATAGCATCTGGGGCTAAGGCACAAAACTGGGGTTCTCTGGAGAAGTGAGGAAGATGTAATGATTACATATGAGGATGGCTGGCAACCTGTCAGAGTACGTAGGACTCATGGCCCTACCTTTAGAAGCAATGAGGAAGTAGATAAGATACTTAGCTCTATCCTTCCTGGCAGGCCTTATCAACATGACTATGCAGATATTATATGGGCTAGGAGAATAGGTTGTAATTCATCCGTTTTCTATGAAGTGGATGTCCGCAGCTTACACCTAGAATCAGGCGACGATTACATCACATTCTGCGAACATGATATATTGGCAGACTGAAAAACAGCTTGACAAAGGTTTCACTATGTGTGTAACATGGGACTGTAATCATTACATGGAGGAGACATGGCAAAACCACTACCCGCAGCACTTCAGCAGAAGATAGCTCAGTCTCAGCTTGGGACTGGCCCCAGCCTAGTACCACAATCCCCAGTCCCTAAGATCATCCCCAAAGAGGATGTCGAGGTAATCCATCCCATTAGTGAGTTGATTGCTGACCCTGAGGAGTTGGAGACCTTGGTCAATCTTATCCAAGCTGTAGTACCCCACTCTAAAGAGATCAAGCGGCTGGAGAAGATTGTCGAGCCTATGCGGGATCGTATCAAGGCTATCATCAGACAGTATGGGATTGAGAAGAGTACGTGTGGTGAGATACAGGTGGACTGCTACCGTACAGTGCGTACCTCTATTAACAAGGTCAAGCTGCTTGCTGCTGGAGTCGAGCAGAGTGTGATTGACGCCTGTACTGACTCTACTCCATCATACACACTTAAGATTAGCTAAGGGAGGTTTCTAGAAAAGGAAAAGGGCCGGAATCTCATATTGAGACCCGGCCCTAATGTTTTTGGCTTGGACTAAGCCACGATCTTAACGAGTGCCCGGTACAGTTCCTTGTCTGTAGTCTCCCCAGCAAAGCACCGTTTGAATGCCTCACCGATCGACACCACCTTAGCATCACCTCCCGGCAATGCCAGCTCACTGACTACCTTCCTCATTTCCTGAGCATTGAGGGGTACATACTGAGTGCTGGCCCCTTCCTGCACAGCGGCTTTCTGGATGTCAGCCGATCCCACAGCCCCACCCTTGCTAGCGGCTGCCCCGGCTGGAGCACCCGCGCGTGCGGCTTTGAGTTTGGCTGCCTTCTCAGCGATGAGAGCTTCCCTCTTCTCGAACCGTTCCCGCAACTCATCGTGTTCCTTTTGGGCTGCCAGCAAATCGGCTTCAGCCACTTGCCTATCCTGTTCAGCCTTCTTGAACGTGCTTGCGGCTTCCTTCTTGGCTTTGGCATCCGGTAGCTTAGACTTGGACAAGTCATAAGCCCTGCCAGCAGCTACCGTCTTCTCATCCAAGAGAGCCTTGGCGTCAGTGACCTTCTTTTCGGCTGCCTGTACCTCGCCCAATATCTTATCTCTGGCTGCCTTCTCAGTAGCCTGTCTCTTCTCCTGAGCCAGCAGCTTCTCTTCGTCCTTCTCTTCCTGTTCGAGACTCTTTTGGCGTTCAGCTTCAGCCCGTTCCAACACAGCGGCCCTCTTCTCGGGGGCAACCTTGGTCAACTCATAGGCGGCTGCTACCCCAACCTTGCCCTCGTGTATCTTGGTCTGGACTGCTTTGGGCAAGTCTAGGAAAGAGAGTGTCATGTTGATGAACGAGTTTGATGCAGGCTGGACTGCGTTACCCTTACGGCCCCCAGGACGTGAGAATATCTCTCTTACTTCCATCTTGCTTAGGCCATTGTCCAAGAGACTCTTGATAGCCACAGCCTGGTCCATCGGGGATTGATTCTCCCGTTCCATGTTTTCGGCTAGCTGTCTGCGGAGTCTTTCCTGCGGGGTAGGAGTAGAGCGCACGATAGCGGGTATCTGTAACCCGGCCCCTGTAGCGTTCAAGGACAGTACAGCCGCCAACCGATAGAATCCGGTAGTCAACCTATACTTGAATCCTTCCTGCCCCTGATACGGCTCAACCTCTACAGGCTCAAGCACCTCCCCCCGATCTAGGATACTCTTCGCCAGAGAATCCACTCGGGACTGCTTCAGCCCATAGCGGGTATTATTGTCTGCTAGGATCGATGTAGGGTCCAAGCGGACTAACTCACCATTGGGTACTTCCTTCTGCTTTGCCATATTATCTCCTCTTGTGATTTGTACTGCGGGGAACCTCAAACCTCGCGGATTGTTGCACTGACTGTGAAACCTGTCAAGAAAAATCTCTCCCTAAATGTAATGATTACACGCAAAGAGGCTATTAGAGAGGGTCAAAACAGGCAGGTAGTGAAGTGGCCTACTCAAATTTGAGGCCGGGAAATGGGCACCGTGTACGTTAACGGAGGCCATTTAATAGCGATCCCATATCTGCTCCAGGGTGATCTTTTGCTTATCGCTGAGGGTGCGCCTGCGGTTCCACTGATCCGCTATAGACTCGACAAACCCCTTCTCCCACTCAGTCATGTTGTGTATCTCAGTCTCAAGATAAGACAATATGTAGTCAATACTCTTGTCAGTTAGCCCACTGAGTTCCATACTTCTCCTCCCACTTATCCCAGTAATCTAGGACAGCTTCCATCTCAGTATCCCCCCATCCCACTATATGGTGACAATCGGGGCACCCGCAATAACCCGGCTCCCAGTATGCTGCAAACTGGTTATTATACTGAATCTCCACAGTCAATACAGCATCCCGCCTATGTGCATCCCCCCCTGTCCAAAGCATCGCTTTCATGACTACCTCCTCATGTAATCATTACATCTAAGATGCATCTGTTTTTGGTCCCATACAACCTATACCTGATGCCCGCGTCGAGTATCTGGATATGCAGGAAGTAAGGTCCGTTATAATGGTTAAGAGCCAGCCTCGCGCGTTGACTGGGACGCCAACCCTTAAACATAAGACTCAGCCCCTGTACTCTCCAGGATACAGACAAGCATCCCACACTTTACTGTCCATATCCTCAGACCTATCTTTCCAGAATAGCCAGTACACAGCTTGCCCCAGTATCAATACAACACACCCCAGCTCTATCATGCCCCTGTACCAACATACGCTATTAACCCAGACTTGCGGTACCGCTTGCGAGCCAGTACCTTAGAGTGGGCACACGGCCCACGCCTATTGCCCCTGACTACAGCATAGCAACCGTCTTTGTAGCGTTTGGTATGGAGCCTTACAGGACTATCACAGCGCATGGAGCCTCCTATTTTTGCGGGAGCACCTACCGCGAAGCGGGAGGTGCGGGAGCAACACGGTTTGTGTAAACAGGGTTATTGCTTTCGGGTTTGATTGTACACACAAAGTGAAACCCTTGTCAAGAGAAAAGATTGACGTGTGTCCAATTGGTTACTGGGCTATCGCGTACAAAACGATAGCCGCAACGATGATGAACATAATCCCCCAGCGCAATAGGTCTAACCCATGCACAGCGGGCACACGGTTGTGGATACGGGGTCTAAACTCATGATCCCAGTCATTAGGTAGCATCTGTCCTCCCCATGATTGCGTCGAGTATGGTATTGCCCACATAGCAGATGGTTTGCAGTATGTAATTTTCATGAGCAGTGTGGAACTGTTCAGGATACTCGGATGCTGTGCCCGCCATAGTTGCAGCACATAGCTTGCAGAGTAGCCGATGTTGAGGCATGTCGGGCCTCCCAAAGTATCTTGTCATTTGGTATACCCGTAGTTCTGTAGCTGGGTAATCACAACTCTCGCAAGTCTTTGTATCCCTAGGTATTGGCATATCTCCTCCTTATCCATATCCAGAATCGTTGCCATCGGGTTAGGCAATAGGTGTGTCGAATCAAGTAGAGCCTAGTGCGACGGCCAATGTCACACATATAGCCGTCGCGCTCAGGAGTAATAGGTTGGCCGCACAGTTCACAATTGAGCATGGCCCCTCACCAATGATGCCCTTAGTTCCCCTACAGCCTGTCTTGCAGCCTGCACATACTCGCTCATGTAGTCAGTCAAAGCATTTGTCTCCGCTTGCCATTCCTCCCAGTAGCGAATCGCGGGTGTGCCGAATTGACGTGTAGCGGGTTTACCGTTAGCTTCATACTTCAGCATGGATTCGAGTACGATATACCCTCCATGCCCAGCCGATACACGGTAGACAGTGAATACAAGGATATCCCCGCTCTTGATCCGCACGCGGGTTTTGGCATCCGGTTTTAAGCCTATGCCACGTGAATCCCAAAAGTATCGTTGATACAGATCATGGTCATGCCGTAATGCATCGAACAGTTCTACCTTGTCTTTTTTGGTTATCATAGGTCTCCTCAGTCAGCGCATAACGCTGAGATGGGCTATTGCTAGCCCATTTCGACCTATCGTCGTACAGGTTGTGCGGCCACTAGGTCGAGCAAACTACCGTTACCCGGTATCTTGGCCGTCTCCTCAATGATAATTTCCAATGCTTGAGTCTTCAGAGCAGAGCCAGAGCCAAATAGGGCAGACTCACTCCGAGCAACCTGCATCTTTTCTGGCTCTGAACCATTCCCGCGTGCTGTGCGAACATGATCCGTAAACTCAGTTACCGCATTCAGCAGGTTGTATGCTGTGCCCTTGACACTGGGATAGGCATTGGCATCGTTGTGGGCATAGAGATTAAGTACCTCAGTTACGGTATTCTCTCGACGGGTATTGTTAGCCTTTGGATCTGCTGGAGGAGGAAACAACCTATCGAGGATAGCCTTAGTGGATTCGCGGGTTAGTTTGGTCTCGGCCAATCGCAGCATCTTATTCTTGAGGCTAATGGCCGTGCTCTTTACCTCAGACAATTGCTGCAAGGCATTGTCCATGCGTTGCTTGGCAGATGCCGTATGCTTAACCCGAAATGCAGAGCCACGCTCACCTAAAGCAACGGTTAGTGTATTCTGGCATACCACTCTAGTATCGACTAGCTTGGCAGTGTAGGACATAGACCCATCATGGGACGTGGCAACAAGCAAGTAAGCCTTGTGCTCATCTCCCCCGTCAATGATAAAATCCGCCTCGGGGATTCGAGCCATAACCCATATCTGTTCACCATTGCCCAACGCCCCAGCGGATTCATACTTCGCGCCATCGGCCTGAGCCAGCAAATCATCGCAGAACGTGAAAGCCTCAGCATTCTGTATCAATTGATAGCCGTCGCCAACAATGCCAAGGAATGCGCCATCATCACTGCGGGTCGTAGCCATATGCCCTTGAGCCTCAGTCACAGAGCCTAGGGCATTCCTGAAGTACAATTGTTTCTTGACTACTGTCCAATCCAAATCAGCGAGTTTAATTGCTTCTGCCCACGTTACCGCATCGGGAGTACGCTGGCCTAACTTGTGCCATGCCGCATCTCTATTCCCGACGCAGAACATCGCAGTCTTACCATTCCTAGTCATTAGATTGTGTGACATTCGATTGTATCCATTCTGGCTGTCTATCCAGCCTGTAACGTTCGTCTCGATACTCCATGAGACTTTGTGGGAGTGTGTCCCATGTGACACACTGTAATCATTACAGTGTGTCACGTGCGAAACACTCAATCCCTTAGATATGCATGGATTGCAGAGTATGTGTGTTTGATACCCAAAGTCTTGCAAGTGGCTTTGATAGCCTGAGAGTCTTTGTTGAATGACCCGGCATCAATAGCAATTCTCATTTTCTCAAACACGATACCGAGTTGAGATATGGGATATGCGTAGTTCTGAGGGTAAGTCAGAATGGCATGTTCAAGTTGCTTGCGGTATTCAGTGAAGAATTTATCGGGATTGCTGCCAACGATGTAATTCAATGTATCCTCCTATGGTTTTCCATATATTGTGGGAGTGTGTCCCATTCTGCCCACTAGTAAAGTGTAATGATTACACAGTGTGTCAGTGTGAAACACTCAATTACTCCTCCATTCAAGTTTAGGTACTTCCCACTGCCCACATTATGGGCAGTAGACTGGACCTAAACGATTGCCCACACTTGATGCAGACGGCCACGGTTAGCTGAGTATAAAGTCATGTTGCCATGGAAAATGGTTTGAATGTACCCTCATTCCACTGTCTACGCCAAACGTAGACACACTTCAGAGCCAGTTTGTACTCCGTAGACTCTGCTAGCCAAGTATCATCTCGCTCACCAAACATTCGAGCATCTGGACCGATTGAGATAGGCATCAATGGGCTGGATGGCACGCCAGAATGATAATCTAAGGGTACTTCATAGAGCATATCGAAGCATGTTTGATCCACGCCATGAAGGAATGTCTTGAGCCATCGGGGAGACAGTTTGTAGGGTTGAGTATCCCAAACATACCTACGCATAGCCTGTAGATGTTCTTCGTGTGTTCTGCCAAAGCGAACAGACTCCCGGTAGCAGTCTTTGATCCTAGACTTCAATTCTCTTTCTAGCTTAACGGACCTATCTAGTAACATATTCGGTCTCCTCTCTAGTTTGTGTGGGATTCTCTCCCAGTGAAACCTTACTATTGTCCCGTATTTGTGTCAAGTACCATTCTTCACTAGTACTTATAATTCTTGTGCCCTATAATCCATACATCTATCTATATTTGTCTCATTTTGAGACAGACCGTATTAGACACTTGACTAGTCGATTTCGAGTGTGCGACAAGGTGAATCGTACCCTCCAACATGCCTACAGCCAGCAAGCTAATTCTCGTTTCTCCCCGCAACGTTTCTCTTCCTACCTATTATGTTACCCTCAACCATGCAGAGCAGCTAGTTGCTCGTGGCAGAGCTGAATGGATACCGGGCCTCAAACGTTTGCGCGAAGTAGCGCCGTTAGCCGTTCGCGGGGAAGCCCGCGAATGGCGTCCGACAATGTGCTATGACCCAGAGACCCGAGTATCAATCAAGACTATGCAACTAGTTCCCGCGCGGGGTAGCTGTCATATTACCCGGCAACCTAAGACTCGCACGAACAGCAAGCGTAGGCCAGTCAATCGCTTGACCTATCAAATGTAATGATTACACGTACAGCCGGCGCTAATATGGTGAGCACGGTAGGGGTATACGTAGGCCACCTCCCCGCTGGGATTGTTGGAGTCCCGCTCCCGCCGGGAGTGCTCCCAAAAATTTCACTCAAATTTCAGACCGTGTAAATTTTACATAGTGTAATGATTACACTTCAACAGGTCCCAATATCCCAGGAAGATAGGGCAGCTCACCTTGTGCTCCACCTTCATAATATGGATAAGCCAATAATCAAACCGATCACCTGTGCTAAATGTGGTTGTAGGTTAGACCAACGGGCAGCTAACCGTAGAGGCAGGAAGGCAAAGTACTGCACGTTCTGCTCTGCCATGAGGCGGGGAATAGCTTATATGGCGGAATTGGTCATCCTCCTTTGTGTAATGATTACACCCGGACTAGCCCATGCCCAGGGTAATCTCGGGTCTAACAGTAGCCCGGTAGTCAATCGTCAGGGTATCCCGCTGGGTGGGGTCAAGATTGCAGTCTGCCAGCCATTAGCCACCACTGCCACCACAGTATCCAGTAACCTAGCTACCCTCACCATGTCGAGCAACCCAGTGACCGCTGGGTATGTTGCGGGTATGAGTATCCTAGTGTCCGGGTTTACTGGCGGGGATACTTACCTGAATGCCGGGACTCTCACCAACGGGTCTATAGCCTCCGGGTGGACTATACTCTCCGTTACCTCTACGACCATCACCTTCTCTATCACCCACGCTAACGCCACGGCATCCTCTAATGGTACGGTCCTACAGGAAGGGAATGGAACTACATCGTGCGCGGGATTGTCTTCTATTTACCAGGACCCCGCGGATTCTACCCCCTCTAGCAACCCGATAACCAGCGACCAACTGGGGAACTGGAACGTGTTTGCCCCGAATGGGACTTATTATGTGCAGTTCTATTCCCCGTCCGTAGCAACCACGATGAAGGTTATCGTAGTCCCCGGTGGCGGGTCTGTGTCTGGGGTATCGTCCCTGAACAGTCTAACGGGGGCTGTGGTACTGGCCGGGAGTTCTTCAGTAACCATCACACCTTCTGGGAATACCCTCACCTTTACCGCGCCGGGTGGAAGTCCTCCTGCGGGTCCTGCTGGGACGGTTCAATGCACCACTGGCTCTTCGTTTAGTGCCTGCGGGGCAGTGGATAATGGCACCACCCTAGCAGTCAATCGCAACATGTCAACTCTGGGTCCCACCCCGGTATTTGATATTCAAGCCTATGGCGGGTATCTGGGGTCTGGCCCTACCATCACCTGTACCACCAATGGGACTACTACGATGTCCTGCCCCGGTGGGGTGTCTGACTTTGTGGTGGGTAATGGGGTATCCATCCCGACTGCCGGGGTTGGGCCTACGATGAGTACCCCGTCCGGGGGCGTAGTGACCCCGGTAGGGATAGCCAATGGGACTACAACCTACAATTATAAGGTTGTCGCCATAGGCTATCACGGGGAACTGAGTGCGGCTTCGGTAGCCTTCACTACTACGGCTGGGGCGTCTGCTCTGGGGCTAACTGCTGCGACAATAGCAACCAACGGGTGTGTAGAGTCTAACGGGGTAGTGACCTTTACTACCACGGCTGCCCACAACTTTATCGCGGGGACCCCGATTAACATTCCCCGCAGCTCTACTGGGACTGCTCAGGTTGAGGGTTCATGGACGATAATCTCCGTACCCAGTTCCACGACCTTTACCCTCGACATAGCCACTCTCTCTAATGGTACCTACTGCCCATCCGGTGGGACTGCTCAGGTGATGGCCAAGAACTTGGTGCAGTGGACCATCCAGCCCTATGCTGCAATGGGCTACTACATCTACCGTTCTATCGGCGCTGGCTCTTATGCGCTGGCAGGGTATCAGGCCGGGATGGATACCGGGTGGTATGATTGGGGATTTGCGGCTCCCCCAGTCCCGTCCTATGTACCCGCGACTCCCCCCGCATCTGTTACGGATGGAGTATTCGCAACTACCATCACGGGGATCAGCGGGACCAATGTAACTCTGGCTGCGGCTCCTACCCAGTCTGTGACAAATGCTACTGTCTCCCACGATATAGTCCCCAACATCATTGAGGTTTGTAAGTCTACGGCATTCAGCAGCAACAATAAACCCGGTGGTGTCATCTATCTATCCCCGGCTGACCCTGAGAATAACAATACCCCCTACCTGTTTAACTCCCCGTTGAACATGGAAACGAACTGCCCGCAGCAGACTCTTATTGAGCTGGGAGCAGTGATTTATCTCAGTTACCCTATCATCCCCAACATTAGTAATATGTTCCTCGGGACTATGCAGGGTGGAGGGGGTACAGGCACTCCCCCCTCATTCTCCACCTACTACACCTCCTATGTAGAGGGTATTGCACAACCCCTTTTCCTCATCGAGCCTGGGACAGACGGTATTACTTTCCAGAACATGCAGACGGTCTGCAACCAGAATTACCAGACTTGTTTCTACCATGACCAAGACTCGACTGGAAATAATGCAACCACCATCACCTATGATAACGTGTTTGTGAATGGTGGATCCAAGTCTCAGGCGTTCAAGCTCGCGGGCGGGTTTGGATTCATCTTTAAGGGCGGGGGCATAGGCTCCTCCCCCTCTGCGTGGGGCGTACCTCCCGCCATGTGGGATGTAGTTAACTTCGGGGTGGGGAACAGTAGCCAACAGCTAGCGGGTATCTACGAGTTCAACCGGACCACAATGGGTGGAGGGGAATGGCTATTCGACACAGAGGGTGAAGGTGGGTTGATTGGATGTACCGGGCACGGAACCTTCTACGAGAACTTGGATGAGAGCAGCTACTACCCCGCCATCCGGTTTGCCTGCTACCAGTATGCCCCTAGCAACATCAGCATAACCCGCATGACATATGCCGATCCTGTAGGTGGATTAGGCGTCCCGATGGTGGATGTAACTGAAAACTCCGGGCTGGATAACATCCGCATTGTTGAACCTTTCTGTGCCGCGAGTAGTCAAGCCTTCTTTTCTGGTGGGGCTGTAGGGGGAGTAGACTTCACTTCTGGGTATGAGGGCTGCTCTACAGGGCTGCCCACTACGGCATCTGTTACCTATCACAACTACCAGAGCAACTACCACACCTATCAAAACTCTACAGTGCAGGCTTCCGGTAGTGGTGAGTTTATATACCCAATGGCTGTACCCTCAGCCCCCACGTCAGCAACAGTTAGTGCCGGGGGTTCCATTAGTGTAGGCTCCCACACAATGGCCATGAGTGCTGTAGACGTGAATGGTCATGAAACGACTATCGGCCCGTCCATCCCATTCACCACTACCAGCGGAAATCAGACTGTTACAGTAACCCCATCAACGTTGCCCACAGGAGCTATAGGTTGGCGTCCATACCTTGACGGGTTGCTGGCAAACATAACCCCCTGCTCACTTACCCCTACATCTGGATTCGTTTTAGGGTCCAATCAGTTTGGTCAGAGCAGTGGCGCTAGCTGCAACAATAACCCCGCCACAGTAAACCTCGCGGGTCAAGCCGCCCTTGGTCTCAATGGTCTATCTGCTTCTCAGGTTATTCTAGGCAATCAGTTTGCCGGGACTCTAATCCCCACCCCATTAAGCTCCAACGTTACGTGGACTCTCCCCAGCATAACAGGTACAGTACAGGTCCCTGGGGCCAATACTGTAGCCCTCACAGCCGATTGGACATGCGGCACAGGGGGGACGGTATCCTCCTGCACCTCAGCAACCATTATAGGATCAGGGGGCGGGGTACCCCTGACCTTCACACTCCCCTTAGCTGGCCAGTCCTATACTCTGGAGTGTGATGGGGTAGTGGGGCAGGCTACTGGGGCGACTGCCAATAACTGGAACCTCCTCACAGCCACAAATGGCGCAACCAATGTTACCGTCTACTACGATATGTATACGGCGGCTACAGCGAAGGCCGGGGGGGCCACAACGGATACAACCTCTACCACCACTACCTTTAATATTGGTACCGCATGGACCTTGGGGGCTACTGGCACAAAGATGCCGTTCCACATTAATGCCCGTATCCAAGGGGCATCAGCCAGCGGGACAGTGGTTTCCCTGCAACTTGTGGCCCCCACAGTCGGGGACCTTGTGACTATCTATCAAGGGGCATCTTGCAAGCTGTTCTAAGTGTAATGATTACACTTTCTGGAGATCAAAATGCCAGCTTATAACACTTCCGGCACGGGCAACACGACCCTCAACCCGGTATTGCCCACAGTTTTGTATCCGGGTGATTCCAAGTACGTGTTTGGCGTAGGTCCCAATAACCCCGGTCAGATTCCCACTCCCAATGACAGCAATGTGATAGCTGAGGCTGTGGTTGTAGGAGAACGTAGCATTGCTATAGCCCTAGCTCCCCGCCCTGGAGGTGGTGCCCCTCCTGGAATACAGGTCCAAGTCATAGCCTCAGCTAACCCTGGGGCCGCTGAAATTGACGTGCAGGATGCCTCTGTAGACGCTGATGGGGCATACATAACCCAAACCACCTCTGCGGCCTACAAGATCACCACTTGGGCAGCTCTCCCCAATACCACCTACATTGGTACCACCGAATTGCAGCCTGAGGGTACAGCCTTCGTATCGTTGAAGGTGATAGCCAACCCGAATGGCGTGAACTTTACAGCCAAGATTACCTATGTCTAGGAATTACCAAGAGGCTGAGGCTACCTTTCTGCGGGCTAGGCAGGGCCTACCCACAGTAGAGGCTGCCCCTATGGGGCCGGATAACCGGGTCAGAACGAGTGACCGTCCCCGCAAGCTTCGTAAGTTCCGGCCTGTAGTGGACATCCGTAAGGCCCATGAAGCTATCAGCAAACTCAATACCCAAGAGTTCTTTGCTAAGCTCTTGGGGGGCGGGGTAGAAGAGGCTATGTGGCTGGGATTCATGACTGGCCGCACCCCTAAGATGGATGAGTTTGGCTGCCTAGTCCGAGATGAGAAGGGTATAGTCATCATGGAAGAGGTTGAGCTTAACCCCGTATCGTGGAATGCTTTCAAGCGGGCTGTAGAATACAAGCGGGGTATGCCTCTGGGTACCATCCCAGAAGAGTCAGACAAGAAACAGAAGGTTGTGGAGGTCATTATGATTGGGTCGAACCCCAAACTGTTCCAAGAACAGGCTGAGGCTCAGGGATTGCTCGGGATCAAGAAAGTTATTGATGTAGAGTCGAAACGGATTGAGGAAAAAGTGTAATGATTACACTTCGACACATCCTATTTTTAATGATTTGCCTGTTCCTGGCTGGTAGCCTCCACGCGCAAGAGGGCAACTTCCCGTCTGGTGGTTCCGGGGTCACTATCACTACGGTAGCGGGTTTGGCATCCATCCCTGGACTTACCAAGGGTACCATAGCGGCTGTGACCAATGGTGCTAGCTCTACGGATTGCACTACGGGGGGCGGGACTACTGCTGTAGTTTGCCAGTACAACGGGTCCACATGGACATCTGTTGGCGGTACTGGGACTGGCTCTGTGACTTCTGTTAGCTCGGGTAATGCTACCCCGCTATTTACAGTCAACGTAGCTACCCCGACTAGCACTCCCGCATTCACCTTCGCTCAATCCACAGCAGCCGCAAACAGTGTGTACGGTAACTTTACAGGAAGCTCAGCCGCCCCTTCCTTCTCATCTGCTCCCGTGTTCAGTGCAGCAAGCTTGACCAACTTCCCGACATTTAACCAGAACACTACAGGATCAGCGGCTAGCTTGTCTGCCACTCTGGGATGCGGAGTGTTTCCCACATTGACTGGGGATGTGTCTAACTCAAGCTGTGCTACAACTGTGGTAGCCCTTCGGAATGCCACTCTCCCCACCCTAGCAGCATCTACTGGGATTATCTATGACACCAGCGGCACACTCTCTTTGACTAATGCCCCTGCTCTGAGTGCGGCTAACATGACTTCCTTCCCCACGTTCAATCAGAACACTACGGGGAATGCCGCGACCGCTACCAACTTGGCTAGCTACCCCTCCCTATGTACCGGGGGTCAGTTCTCTCAAGGCTTATCATCCGGGAGCAATAACTGCGCCACACCATCAGGTAGTGGTACGGTCAACACGGCATCACAGTATTCTCTCCCGTACTATTCCTCTTCTGGCACAGCCAATACCCTCAGTGGATTGGCTGCCCCAACAGGACCTAACGGTGTGCCTGAGTTTGAGGTGTCTACCCCATCTGGCGGGGCAGCTACGGCCCCAACCTTTGCTCTGCCCGGAGTAGTTACCCGGGATATAACAGGCACCACCTCTACAGATACCATCTCCTCCGCAGACTGTAATCCTCAAGTTGTGAACTATCAGGGTAGCGTTGCTGTGGCTACATCCCTACCGACTGCTACTACCCTAGCAGTCCCTAGTTGCGCCTTCAAGATGGTTAACAATACTTCCGGTTCAGCTACGGCTGTGACGGTTACTGCTACCACTTGGACCTTCAACACTACAGGAACTAGCACGTTGGTAATAGCTCAGGGTCAGGAGTGCAGCCTGACCGTGGATACCCACACTACTACCCAATGGGATGCAGACTGCCATGACCAGCCCCTGGTAGCCGGGAGCAATATCACCATCACTCGGGGCCAATACGGCCCCACGATTGCTTCCTCAGCTGGTGGGGGCACCACTACCAACGCTTTAACGGGTAATAATAGTGGTTCTGGGGCAGTCAGCGGGTCAACCTTTAACGGATCATCCGCAGTGACTTTTAGCTATAACACTTTTGGGGCTGCTCCCTTGGCGTCTCCAACATTTACCGGGACAGTGACTATACCGAGTGGCTCGGTACTTGGCACACCCACTTCCATTAACCTGTCTAACGCCACTTCTCTGCCCTGTGCTGCCCTACCCGCCTTGACGGGTAGTGTTACCACCTCAGCAGGCTCCTGCGCCACTACTCTATCCTCGCTATCTTCCAACACAACGTATGTAGAGAACAATCTTGCGGGAGCCTCAGCAGCAGGAACTATCACAGAGGGTGGGTCAACCTTCTCCGTTACCAGAGCTGGGGTCTCCACAGCCAATCTGACGGCCCCCTGGGTATTCCAGAATACCAACTCGACCAATAACAACACATCCATAACGTTAGGCATAACCGCTCCTGGAACCTCTACGGGGCAGACTGTGCTTAACGTCAATGGGGCCAGCACTGGTGGGGACCTAGTAGACTTCGGGAACGGGGGTACCTGGACAGCAGGCGTATTGTCCGGTCAGACCATAGTGTCCAGCGTCCTGAATACAGGAGCTTTCGTATCTAAGGGGACTACAGCCGGATTCGTTGACTACCCCCAAGGGTCTACCAGCTCAGCCGTATCACCCTGCAATGCCGCAACATCTATTTGCGAGCAGGCTCCCACAGCAGTCACTTCTTATCTGGTGACTAAACCTGGGACTGCGGCCAACGGGGTTATTACTAACAATGTGGCATCCGCTGTAGATACACAGGGATTCAGCGGAGATACCAACCACTCCACTACAGTAACTATTAGCTCCGCTACTTCCGTAGGCTCGACATCGCTATGCTCTACCACAGCTTGCCCCGCTGGCACGTACCAAATAAGCGCCTACATAGATGTCACCACAGCCTGTACCACTACTGGAGCCTACACTGTCAGTGTCATCTACACTGATGACACTACCGTATCGAAAACTATTGTTCTGCCACTGACTGGTACTGGAACCACAACCACCCTGCTTGGGCCTGCCGCGTATACTAGCTCACTCGCACTGGCAGCTACTACAAACTTTGCCCAAGGCACCATGATATTCCGGTCAACCGGAGCAGCTTCCATCAATTATTCGACTACAGCAACAGCCTGTGGCACTGGCGGTCCCGCTGCTGGCAAAATGTACCTGAGCGTGTTCCCCGTAATGTAATGATTACACTTTTCAAAATCCTATTATCCGCTGTTCTCGCCTTTCCGGGTGTTTCCTTGCAAGGTGTTGGCGGTAAGGCTGGCATTGGAGGCAAAGCCGGGATAGGCGGCGGCGTGTCTGTAGCCGGGATCACGGTAGTCCAAGAGAGGCAGTCATTCTGCTCTGCTGCCACTTGCGCCTTGGCCTTCTCATCGAGTGTGGGGTCAGGTCATCTCTTGGTTTACGTCACGTCTCTAAACTCCGGGACGATAAATGCGGCTACAGACAATAACTCCAACACGATTGTTAACGCAGAAGTACTGACTGGGTTCGTCCGTGTAGATTATGTGTCTTCATCTAATTCGGGAGCAACAACAGTAACAGGGAACTGTGCTACTGCTGCCCGCTGTTACATTCATATATGGGAAGTATCGGGGTTGGCTGGAACCTTTGATAAGGGTAACACTGGGACACAGGCAGCTACGAGCCAGTCTATCTCAACCACTGCCTCAACCACAGCCGCCAATGAGATAGTGTTTGGGGTATTTTTTGACCAACCGAATGATGACTCACTAACGGCTGGGACTGGGTTCAGCCCCTCCCTATTTACAGACGGTGGAGCTGGCAACGAGTCTATGCTGTCTGAAGTCAAAATAGTTTCAAGCACTGGTGTCCAGACTGCTACAGCTACTTGTGGCTCTGCTGCCAATACTGTGTATCAGATTATAGCAACATTCAAATGACAAAGCGCATATTCATCCTGATCTTGTTCTTGCTCTGTGCCAAGGTAACTAGAGCAGGGACTGCTACTGCGGTTCTGTGCCCTAATGCTGGCCAGACTGGGAATAGTGCTAATTGTGTTCAGCCTCCCACTCTGGTATTCGGGAATCAAGGAACCAGCACATCCTCGCCGTCTCTCACAGTAACAGTTAGCAACTGTGCTTTGGTGGATGCACCTGGAACCAGTACCCCACAGGTAGCCGCCTGCACGGGTAGTGGAAGTCTCACATTAGGCAGCACGTATGAGACCCTAACAGGTTCAAACTCGGGGGACTTTGCTGTAAACACTACAGGACTCTCAAGCCCCTGCTCCAACAACCTCGTTATATCATCAGGGAGTTATTGCCAGCTCAATATTGTGTTCACCCCTTCCCAGACTGCCGGGACTAACGAGACTGCCACTCTGACCATCTCGGATAATGGAACAACCAGCACCCAGACCATGAGTTTGACGGGAACTAGCGCCACTGTTACCAGCCTATCCTCTTGCGGTGGACTGTCCAGCAGCACCAATTACCAGCTTACAACCAACCTCAGTGCAACAGGGAGTTGCTTGACGGAGGCTGGGTCCAACATAGATGTTAACCTGAACGGATTCACGATAACCTACTGCACCTCCTCATCCTCCAGCATAGCCTATGGTGTAGCCATGACTGGAAACTCTACAAGCCTCTCTGTGCATGGCGGCACTATTACAGATTCAACTGGGAGTTGTACTGGGACTGTTGGTAGCGGGTATGGTTCAGGGGATGTAGGGTCTACTTCTGCCAGCAACACAACCAAGGGCACTACTGTTTTTAACATGATCATGAGTCAGAAGGCTAAACAGGGGAAGATCGTATTCGAGGAGAACCAGAGTGACTCCAGTGCTACCCCGGTTACTACAATCCATGATGTCATCTTTACTGACTCGGACCCAGGGAATTGCAGCACTGTAGGGTGTCGCGCTGAGAGCCAGTTCTACAGTATCTACTCGGATCAGGGATTCGGACGCCCCTCCACTGGGGGAACAGACCAGTTCTACAACATCATAGGCTCCGGGGGTGTCCAAGGGGCTATTAGTGACACGGCCCCTATGAACTGCTCCAATAACCTGATGAATCCCGGCCAATCGGGGGCTAACGCTACCGTGGCTAATGGTTTCATCTGCCAGACTTGGGGACCTAACTCTACTGTTGAGAACAATCTGTTCATTGGTACGGGTACTGGGGGCAGCACAGTAAGCACTCGTGGTATTCAAGTGTCCTCAGTAAACAACAGGGCTGTCACTGGAGTAGTAGTGTCTAACAATTCCGGGATCGTCCGCATCCTGGACAATGACGCAGAGTATGCTTGCGCCTCTGTGGAGTATGGGTCTACCTATGGTATGCAGATTAACACCGCAGGCGGCGGGTATGACCTATCGAACAACCAGTTTAACAACAACTCCGTAACTGTCTTGGCTGGCCCTTGCGGGGGATATGCCTTCTCTGATAGCAGCGCAACCTATGCGTCTGGCGTCAACACTAGTAGTGGCAACCAGTGGATTTGCCGTGGAGTGTCCGGGTGGACCCAGACCAACAACGTCAACTGTGCTGCGATGCGGTTTGATGGGAATCAGTATGGCGGGGGAGAATGCGGCGGTAGTGGCAACTGCGGGTACGGGGAAGAGGCTTTTGACAGCAGCAATGACTACTTCTCTGGAGACAGCGCAGACATATACATCTGGTATGATGGCAATGCGGCATGGGAATGCACTAGTTGCACGTTCAATGAACCCGCGACTGCTATCTCAGGATGGCACTTCTTCGACTACAACAATGGAGGGGGTAGCGCCAGTCCCGCTGGGGGACCCTTCACCTTTATTGACCCTACATTCTCAGGGGGGGCTACCAAGAGCAGCAATAACCTATCCACTTGGGCCAGCAATAACACAGGTAGCACCTTCCGCTACATAATCAAATGGACTTACACAATCACTGTGGAGAATGCCTCCAGTGTGCCCATTAGCGGGGCTTCTGTAGTCATAACCGACACCAATAGCATTCAGGAGTGCAGTACTACCACCAATGGTTCTGGTATAGCTTCCTGTGTCCTGACTGACACGACATACCAAGCTGTAAGTGGGAGCTACACTACCCCAAGCTCCAATCCCATGAGCATAGTTGTTACAGCCAGTGGATGTAATCAAGGCACCTATAACGAATCCATAACGGCTACAACCTCTGAGACCAAGAATCTAACAGGGTGCGGCGCTTCTACAGTCCCGGCTGGGACATCAGGGATTAAGTCGATAATCTCCACCTCTAAAATGTAATGATTACACCAGCCTCATTCCAAATTAAGTTCCAACCCAAGCAAGCTCTGCTGAATTGGGTCATAGAAAACTCCAAAGCCTCATGGTTGGGTTATGGAGGGTCCCGTGGTGGAGGCAAATCGGGTGGTATGCGCCGCATCATGCTTCGCAGGCGTTTGCAGCACCCGCACACGAATGGACTAATCCTTCGCCGGGTATGGGATGATGTCGAGAAGAACCACGTCAACAAAATGTGGGAAGAGTTTCCCGGCCTTCACGACTACTACAAGGTTCAATCTAAAGTCATAGAGCTACCTGAGAGTCTAGGTGGGGGCCGGGTATTCTTCGACGGTGCGGAGAACGAGACGGACGTTAAGCGTAAAGCCTTTGGTCCTGAATATTATGATGTGATGACGGACCAAGCAGAACAGTTCTCTGAAACAGAGTTGACCCAGCTTAAGACTATTTGCCGCTGGCCCAATACCCCAGAGAACTCCTGCAAGTTCCTGTTGGGATTTAACCCCGGAGGGTTAGGGGCCGCATTCTTGCAGCGTATCTTCTACCTTAAGGAATACCATGAGAGGGAAAAAGAGAATGACTACGCTTTCCTCCCGGCATTCGGGTGGGATAACATCGAATGGTCCCGCGCTGCTCTCGCCGCAGACGGGTACATCGGGGACTGCCTCGGTAAAGAGTGCGGGAAGTGCTCCAGTTGTGTGTATTACTCATGGTCGGACGAAAAGAGATTTAACTACTACATCACTCGATCCCAGTACGGCCAAGAACAGAACAGCCTCTCAGCTCACATGCGAGCAGGTCAATTGCTTGGAGACTTTAAGAAGTTCTCTGGCCAGTATTTCTCGAATTTTGATGAGAACGTTCACGCCTGGAACCTTGAGGACATCATCCGGCAAGAGCACTGGCCTATCTGGGGAGGCTTCGACTGGGGATTTGTTCACTCCTCAGCCTTCCACTGGCATACCCAAGCGGGGTACCAGACGGAAGATGGCAAGTTTAAGCGCCTTATCATCACCTTCCGGGAGTTTGTGACTGACCATATGTCTGAGCGTGCTCTAGCGGAGGAGATTTCGGCTGTCAATGATGGCCTTAACCTCCAGAACATCTATGCGGGGCATGACTTGTGGAAGAAAGAATCCAACAACAGCACCAAAGAGGCTGCCATGTCGGAGGTATTCCGCCGGAATGGTCTACCTTCTATGAAGAAAGCCGTCATTGACCGTGTTGATGGCTGGCGTTTCATGCATCGAGCCTTGGATGAGGGTGAATGGATCATTACCAAGAACTGTAAGCACGCTATCCGGGCTGTCCCCACTGCTGTAGTAGACGATAAACACCCTGGCAAGGAAGAGGACATCCTCAAGACCAACACTATGTATGATGACGTGTTGGATGCTCTGCGTTATGGGGTCTATTCTGAGTATGCTCCCAAGTCTGAGCCTGACAATGTAGTGTTTATGAAGAAAGTAGCCCACCTAAAAGACCCAACCAACCGGGCTATCCAGCTTATGAAGCTGAACAGTGACCGTACCAAGAGATTGCGGGATGCCGGGGTGGTGAATAACCGCAGTATAGGCCGATTCAGGAGATATGCGTCATGAAATGGCCCCTAATGTTCCGATACCGTCATGAAGTGTTCAAGGAAGCTCTGATAGCCAACCTAGAGGTGCGTGCAGAGCTGATTGAGCACCTCAAACGCCTGATTGCCAAGAAAGATCAGGAAATACTGACCATGAAGGCAATTCAGGAAGCCAAAAAGTGTAATGATTACACTCCTGAGGCCGAAAATAAGCGGAAAATGGCTGAACCTGTATTCTCTGGCCGCTCTGGGTGGAGAACCAGAGCACAAATGATGTCTGAGGCTACTATTCCGGTAGTCGGGGACTCTGCTAAACAACTTGAAGCCAAAGTAAAGAAAGAAGGGGGTACTATATAGCCATGCCATTCCATAATGGTAAGTTTGGTCCCAAATCTACTGGGGAGAAGGGTCCCAAGCCTGCTCCGGTAGAGAAGTCAATGGATAAGACCAAGGAACTAGTCCACGGTAAGGCTCAGGAGCCTCACGGTGGGGGTGACACTGAGGAACATGTCACCAAGACCCACCCCGGCACCACCCAAGCCCATCCCATGACTGGGGTACATGCCTTCCATGCTCATCACTCTGGGGGCGGGAAGTATACCAGCCACACCCACCATGACGGCGGGGACGTAGAGACCCGGCAACATGGCAGTGCTGATGAGATGCATTCTGCTATGCATGAGGCTATGCCTTCTGATGGTCAGGGGGACATGTCGGCCCACAACGACATGGACATGGATGACGGGTTTGGGGAATCGTTGGGCGGGATCGGCGGAAACATGGGAGCTGGGGCCTAGCCGCTGGGTTCTCTGTGGGTGTGACAAAGAGATTGTAGGCTCATTTTTTCTGTTTGTCAACACTTTTTTCAGTTTGGGGGGTAGGGTACTAGTACCCGATTTTACCCCCCAGTTAGGTGTAATGATTACATGGGTCTTGGCCAACAATTCTTACCTAAACCGCAGTTCAGCCCGAATAATCCCTATTGGCAGGACCCGCGTAAGTTCTGGAAGGGGTTCCCATCCCACGTCTTACCCAGAATGAGCGCCAGAGATTTCCTGTATGCTACTACTTGGGAAATATGGAAGTGGGACATACATGGAGCTTTCTGTGTGAGACAGGCCACAGTTCGCACAGCGAGAATTAACACAAAGTTGCAGTGGCGATCCCACATCCAAGATTTGTGGAACAAAAAAAAGGAGAAAATGCATGAGAAAGTTGCTTAGTGTCCTGCTTCTTGCACTGGCTGCGTGCGGGATTGCTTCTGCTCCCCTTTCGGCTCAGGGCAATCCTAACACTCAAGGTCAGAGCATCCTGTCACACGTTGGAGGTGTTTATGTAGCTAGGAACTATAGCTACTGGTCTCTCCAAGTGGACAATCCAACCTCTGTACCCGCTGCATCCCCGGCTACCCTCATCCTGAGGCAGCCTAGCGCAACCCTTCCCGATGGCCGGGTCATCTACCCGTTTGTTGGTGAGATTGTCCTGGTAGGGGCTGGAGCTAACCAAGAGTCCGTGACTCTCACGGCCGTATCCGGTTGCTACCTCAATGCTGGGTATGATACCTGTACCGTATCCGGCAATACCTCTAACTCCCACGGTAGAGGTGAACTAATCGCTTCCGGCACGGTAGGGATAGGGGAAGCTCTCCAAGATGCTACTCTCAATGGCGGGGGTAGCGTGTACTGGGAAGTGGATTGCGGCCCTGGTGTGGTCATATCTGGTGGAGCTACCACCACTATCACTGCCTGCAAGACTCCTCAATACTTCACCAACTTTGGCAGCTCTGTGTATGTCAACACTACCGTTACCACAGCAACCTCTTATAGTGTTGGCATCACCGGGTCTGCCACAGCCTTCGTGAACGCCTGCACCTCATTAACCGCAGGCACTAACTGCTCACAGTTCGTGAATGCCCCGGCTAAGGTAGCCCTTGGCACGGGTTATGCTTCTGTTCTGGTAACTCCATCCACCACCCCCGGCGCTGGTGCTCTCCACATTAAGGTGTGGGGATGGACAGCAGCCCAAGCTAACTTCTAATGCCCTGGAAGTCTACAGCTCAAGCTCGCTGGGGGCACAGTCCAGCGGGTAAGAAGGCCCTTGGCTCTAAGGGGGTAGCAGAGTGGGATGCTGCTACCCCTAAGGGGTCTCTCAAGGGGACCAAGGGCAGTAAAAAGACTTGGGTAAAGGCGGCACGGGGTGAAAAGTGAAAAGGACAAGCTCTCGCACAAAGCCGTTAACTACCAAGATGCGTCAACGCATGTTGGCCAACGATGCTCGAATTGCGAGAACTTCCTCCCTCCTACCCATTGTAAGGGTGTTCAAGCGCCTGTTGCGGGTCCCGGTTGGTGTATTCGATACAAGCGGAAAAGTTGGGTAAGTGTAGCCAAGTAAGATGTAATCATTACACTTGAGAGGAGATGAAAATGTCTGAACCAGAGGTTACAGTAGTCAAGTCCCCGCAGGAAGTGGCTAAAGAGAAGCATGAGGCTGAAGAGGCTCGTCTTGCTGCTCAGACTCAGTTTGATGCCAAGATTCACGGTGTTGGGACTCATCCTCAAGCTGGCCCTCAATCTGTGACTGACCTGCACAAGTTGATGTTGGACTTGTTCAATGACCTGCACGAACGAGTCAAGGCTCTAGAGGGGAAGTAATGCAAACAGTAGACGCAGCGGGAGCACGGCTTAACCCTAAACTGTTCATCGCCACGTTTAGGGCTGTAACTAAGTTGGCTCCCGCTCGTTTCCTGACATTGAGTATCCACCCTGACCGCTACAAAGAGCTGTACGGTCTAGCAGACATCCCGGAGTCTATCCAAGTAGGCCCCGTACTGGGTCCTATGGGCAGGCAGATTATGAAGGTGAACTGTATCAAGCCCCCTCTGGGAGTCAGTGATGGGATCACCATTGTCCAAGATAAGACTGCCCCCTTGGACCAACTGGTATTCTCGATACATGGAATCCCGGAATATTCCTTGGTGAACCTTGCTACCACCTAAAGCACTTTCGATTCTTGTGGACATTAAGAAAGATCTGCTGTCTCAAAGTGTAATGATTACACCTGACCAACAGGCTACTAGTAGTACTAGTACCGGATGCCCCACATCCCGGTCAGGTGTAATGATTACACCCAAGCGCAGTCATGTTATGCGTCATGCTCGCGTTAAGGGTCCTGCTGTACAGAGAATGTACCAGAGGCACGAACTGTAATGTCTACTACCACTGTATTGCCGTCTGAGCTGCCGGACGATTCAGAGCAGCTTATCCCCGGCCAAGAGCAGGAAGAGACTGCCCCTGAGGATTATGGTCCGTGGAATGAGAACATCCCGGATGAGCTAAAGGACTGTATCGTCAAGCTGGCGGCTAAGTACTGTGATGAGTTTAGGTATCCCCGCCGTCTTGAGGTGATGAAGGCTTGGCAGGCCCGCTCATTCTGGCGGGAGATGCAGCACCTTAACTGGAACTGGGAAGGTGAGTGCTGGGATGTTCTGGGACCCGCTGGGGCTAAGACTTCCAGTGATGCCAACAAGTATGACAGTGCGGTCATGTATACCACCAACATGTATCAGGGGTTTGGTGAGTCATTCATGGCTATCGTCACCCAGACTATTCCCAGCCTACGGTTTGAGCCTGAGGACCCTGAGGATGCCGCCGACATAGAGACTGCTAAGAGTGCAGAGCCTATGCGGAAGCTCATTCAGCATGAGAATGATCCCATCAAGCTGATGACTAAGGCATCCTACTATGCTTGGACGGATGGCCGGATTCACGGGTGGACCCGCTGGGA